TTACCATTTTATTTTTTGTCCGCAGTCCGGGCAATATTGAGTACATACTCGTTTTCCACATTCCGGACACAGTGCGTTGGAAATCTCCCCTATAAACACCGGTGCAATCGCTTGTTGCTTTCTCATCGCGTTCGTTCTCCTTGCCACAGCCTCGCTTGTTCGATATATCTGTATTTCTTGAAGAGCATTAATCGCCATGTCAATAGCTTCGTTGTGCTGTTTGCACATCTTTATCCCTTTTTCTCCGCCATTTACTCGACTTCCAACAGCTAAGTATCTGTTTTTTAGATACGCTATTGCTTCATTCTCTTTCATGCTATCCCTCACTTTTTTAATAACTCTGGATTATCGAAAACGTTGCCGATAACTTCAACGTACTTTCGTTCAAGCGCATAAAATCCTAAATTACAGTAGCAATATCCGCTTTCTTTGCCTTTTAAATAACTATAATCAAGTGTCCAATCGCCATTGTTATATTTTACTATTTCCGGATATTCTTCTTTTCTATCGCAAATATCGTACTCCCAAATCAGCTTGCCGTTCTTGTCTTTTAAGCCTGTGCATAGGCAGATTGTGGATGGGTCTACTCTGTACCAATTTTCAAATCCAAGGTTTCCATAACCACGTCCTATAGGTTTTGTAAACATAGTGCTATAATCATTTTCAATATGTTTTGCAAACATATTACTATTCTTGACAGGAATTATAATTGCTTCCCATCCATCTGTTGAATCACAGCTTTGAATAAGATTACCTTGCACCCATTCTCCGTTGTCTTTTCGCTTTGCTTTGAATAAATATCTATCGTTCATCTAATTTTCTCCTTTCGGCTTTTTGCACCGCTCAAATTCGATAACCCACACCCAAGGGTTCGCATTCCAACCGTAGCTGTCAAGGTCGGTTTTCTTGATGGTGGAGTTCCAAAGTTTTTCCCATTCCATCATCACTCCATCACATTGACTGCACTGTTCTTCTGTCCCATAACAGCACTGCGAACCGCTTTCTTCGTATGTATTAAGACAATCCCAACAATCAGGATAAGCTCCCTCTTTTATCACATCAACCGGCTTCATCTCCTGCAATCGCTCCACTCTCACATCTGTAACCTTCAGCCAGATACGCGCAATGTCTTTTTTCATATGAATCGATGGATGCCATGTGTCGGCTGATGGATATTCATTATCCTCACATGACGCACGGTACATGTAGCATCCATGTTCCTTTTTCTTGTCATGTAATCTCCGTTCTGCTTCATTTTCGCACCCTCCCTGCTCAGCATCCATTCCGCAATCCCAGCACGGCTGCCAAGCAAACGTTTCTCTGACATAGAGGATATCGCCCGGCTGATATGGTGGTGTAATTCTGCCTTGATTCCAGTCCGTGTCATATATGTATACAGGGTTTTCATTTACTTCAAAATATCCTTGTGGCTCCGGCTTTACAATTCTTCTCGTACAACTCTTTCTTCCGTCCAATATTGCCCGAACCATTTCTGTATTGAACAAAATAGGTTTAATTGCCATCTATTTCACCGCCTTTCACAATCTTGATTGCCTTCCGAAATCCAATAGCAACGCCTTTTTCTTTTTCATCGTTGTACGCATCTCCACTGTCTTGCCATCTGGCAGACTCGGATTCCAACTGCTCCACAACCTTATCTGCATCGTAGGCTGTTGGTACTTCATCTACCTTATCAATGAGGGTATTTAAAAGCCAATAGCTATTGATTACATCCTTTTCGTGGTTGTACGTATCTTTTAAATGTTCTATCAATTTGTCTGCATCAATTAGCCTCACATCTCTCGCCTCCCTCCTCTTCATCCTTTGGTGGATCAATAAGCTGCATCCAGTAACGCACCTTTTCATAGTGTAGTTCTTCCATTGTCTGAAATTCAGAGTCCACAAAGCCGAGTGTTACCGGGTCGTAGATGTCATTCCAAAAGCCAAATCCGTCCCCCTCTTCGTACTGGCAAGACATTGGCGGGTCTTCCAGATGGTTTTCCACCAGGCACATGTAAAATCTGCTATCGCCATCTCCTGGCAGCCTGTCCTCTACAGATATCCACTTTTCATCCTCAGTCTGTGCGCAGGCAGTTGGCTGTTTCTTAACCTCTCTTATGACATTTTGTAACATCGTACAAGAGCCGCTCCAATAAGCATTAAAAGCTAATCTATGATATTCGGCATCAGCCTTTTTATAAGCTTCATTCAATTTCGACAGTAATTCGTCGGCGTCAATCAATCTCATGCCGGTACTCCTTTCATATGATTTTCAAAATCAGTTGCAAATTTTTTTACCTCTGGTGTCATGTCACAGTTTTTCAAGCCTCTGCACTGTACTATGTGGTTGTTTTTCCACTCCATTGTGTAAAACGGCTTTTTCTTTTGGCTCTTTTTCCGGATAAATAATATCATGGTACTGCCATTTAGCACTTTGTCAGTGTAGGTTGCCACACAATGATGCAGTTTTTCGCCCTCATTAACCAGGTCTGCTCCGTTCTTAGGAATGACAATAACATAATCGCCGCTCTCGAAGCTGTATATGCCCGTATTTGCCACTTTAAGCAACTTATTTGATAATTCCATCTGTTTGTGTTTATTAAACTGTTCTGTAGCCAATTCATGAGCTTTCTTGACATCCCTTGGAAATAACACCGTTTTGCTTTTCATGTTCCATTTGAGCTTGCTTGCCATGTCCAGATAGTCCGCATATTCTTTTCCATGCTGTGAGAGCCATTTGTATGCCTTTCCCGGACTCATAAACTTTCTGGTGATAATATAATCGTCTACATCATATTTGTACGTGAATGAGCCCTCTTCGACGTTTGTAAGTTCTTCATCAGTTACAATTATTCCGGCCCTTTCCATTTTTTTGACATATCCCCACTGCCTTCATGCTCACAATCGGTCTTTGCCTCAGTACCTTGTATGTCTCTCTCGTGACTCCTAGTATCTCATGGATTCTCTTTTTGCCATCTATCAAACAATTCGTGCGGTACGGTGGCATTTGTATCACTTCTTTTGCAAGCTCCATCATTTCCAACTTTGCAAGCTGTTCCATGTAATGATGTTCCTGATATGTCTCAAGCCAATTATCCAGCACCCACGCGCTGTGAAGCCTCAAGTGTTCATCCGCTATGTTCAAGTCTCTTTGATACGGTTCCTGCCAGCTCTTGAGCATATAATCCACTCCGCTGTATTCTAATACGGTACCTCTCAGTGTTTCCGATATATCAAGATTGTACAGCATCGCATCTCCCTGGGGCTCCTGATAAATGCTCCATCCGAAATAATTTGGTGGCTTGCGTACAAAGGACCATCCATCGCTATAACGACCAAATGCTTTTTCTGTACACTTAGTAAACACCTGTCTCATCATTTCTCGACTATTCTGAGTCCACGTTCCGTCCGGTTTATACTTACGGCAGTGGCAGACATATCTTGTCAGCACCATTTCCTCATTCTTCTCGAGCATTACAGACCACTTTACGACCTCAAATCCATTTTTTATACGCCCGGTTGTTTTTACAAGTGACAGCCTTCCACAACATGGACACACGGCTTCTTTGTTGTGATGTGGTATCACCTTAAACAGCTTGTCCGGCGTTGTCTGCTTGCATCCTGTACAATATGTCTCTTTGGTCTTTGGATTGCGTATAAGCAGGTGTTCCGCCCTAAAAACAGCGTTGTTGGTAAATTCCTCGTAATCGTCCGGTAATTCGCCAAATAGCTGCATATTCTCGTTAATTCTGCGCAGTCGTTCTTCTCTCCTCATGCTTCATCGCCTCCCAAAAATGAAAAGATATCCAACTGGCCGGACATTGCTTCTTCATTAGCATTTTTCTTTTTCTTCCTGGTGTGCTCTGCTTTTACACATTCCTGCGATTTTTCTTTACTTTCGTGTTCCTTTTTCACATTATCTGCTGATTGTGACGCGTTATCAGGCGATTTCAGCTCTTTTTGCTCTGTCTCCTGTGTCTTTATTGTCTTATCGGTTTCCGGAGCCTTCTTAGCCTTATTATCAGCACTCTCGGCTTTTTCTTTCTTTTTAGACCTCGGCTCGATTTTATCCATGAGCTTTTTAAAATCATCATCGCTCATGGTGTAGAATGTATCAGCCCATCCGTACACTGTGGAATCCTCAACCATAGCGCATCCACTCACTGCCAGCTTTCGTGCTTCCTCGTATATGTATTTTTCGCAGTCGGAAAACTCTCTCTCTGTCTCCTCCAACATTTTGGAATAGCCCGGATCCTTTTTTGCCTTATCCATCAGGTAGTTTGCCACTACCTGCATGTTTTTATTTTTTCCTTTGATTTTATCTTCTAACATAATCAAGCTCCCTCTTTTTCAGTCTGGAGTGCTTCGAGCACTCTTTTCAGTGCATACTTGCCATTAGTTGTCAGCTGTCTCTGCCATGCTTCCTGTGATGGCGCCCATCTGAAACCATTAGCCTTGAGAACGTTCCTAACAGCCTCTTCCGGCTTTCCGTCAAACATAATCTGGATTCTCATTATGTCCGTGTTCTCAATCACCTTAAACTCGCCGTAATCAGCCTCAGAACTGCCCTTCTCTTTGGTGTTCTGTAATTCTTCAAGTCTGCCCTTTAATCGCTTTATATTTGCGAGATTGTTCTGTAAGTGGTATGAACCGAACGGAACCCCGCTCAATCTCCATGTATCTTCCGCCATCGAGCGGTTTATCTTCTCAATCTGTTCGTCTGTCAGAAAACCACATCCGGTCATGGTGCCATTTTTGCGCCAGTATTTATTTACCTCTTTCATTCTTTCCTGGCTTTCCTCTTTGGCTTCAATTTTCTCTTTGAGAGCTTCAATAGCGTTTTCATCATCACACTTGATAACCTCTGAGCATGTCATGAGTCTTTTGAGCTGACTCAGGATTTTATCGCAGTACTTGTAATACTCCTGATTCTTGTCCCATGCTGCAACCTGTCTTTCTTTCTTCCTGACCGGGAAATTGGCGGCACCTGATATCAGCACTGACGGACACATACAGCCTATTCTTGCATCCTCGTTGTAATATTTGCCTAAATTCCTTGCGTATCTGTCTGCCAGGATCCGGGCTCTCTTCTCGAACCTCTCACCTCTTTTTTCAATAACTTTCTCTGCCAGGTCGTAGGCCTCATTGACCTGTGCTCTGTATGAAGCTGTTTTGCTTCCTTCCTGATAGTCCGACATCGACATCAAGCTGTGTGCTATTCTTGCTGATTCCTCATTGATTGTTACATACTGTCTCTCCATGGTTAATCCTCCTTATAATCCTCATAGTCAACATTCATTACATCGCAGATACTCTCGTAATCTGATCCGTTTTCGTACATGTTCCGGACGGTAGCTCCGTGTACCGTTCCGTCCCACATACGAATCTCTTTTTCTATCAGGCAGTTAAGCCTGTGATTGCTTCTATCTACCATCTTTTTCTCCTCTCTATGAAGTCTCTTACTTCCTTCATTTCTTCATCATTAAGGTCTGCCAGGGTTGCTACCGTCATGCACTGAGTGTCAATCCTCTGAGAAACCTTCATCATCCGGATGAATTTCGCTCCGATTGATTTTGAGTAATGAGCAACTGCTACAATCTGTCCTTTGTGAACCAATGGTGTATTGGCGTTCTCAATATCCTCGACAAAATCATAAACTGTGAAATTAGCAGATAAGCAGCACCCGCTGTTACTCAAGCGGTACTTTCCTTCTTCAACCATGAGTTCGCATACGCTCGTCATTCCCTCCCACTTTGGATCTTTTCGATCCCAGGCAACCCTTACTCTGGAACCGATAATAAAGCTGTTACACTCCTTGTTAGGCTTGTTATCTATATCCAGCCCGATTACTGGATATTTTCCAAAATTCATCGTTATACCGATTTCTTGTCTTTCTGTGATAATATTCATGCTTCTACCTCCTCAATAATCTCTGATGCAAGCTCTTCACCGTATTTTGTTGCCAGGAACATTCTTGCGTATCCCCATTCTTCTGGGCTGTTGGACTTATCATACATTTCAACTGCATCCCTTCGACACTGCTCCTCTGTCAGATTTCCTCCGGTTACTACTTTGATCCGGCTGTTGATTTTCTCCAGGCGCCTCATTGCTTCCTGTCTTTCTTTCTCCAGATTCATCATAATGTTTGCAGCCTCCAGCATGCTCTTAATCAGTGGCATGCCTCCGGTTTCATACAGAGTGGCGATCTGATCTTTGCCTTTGGCTTCGTCAATCGTTGGATGCCATGTGTAAACTTTTTCGATTATGGAATAATCACAGTCGCTGACCGTTTTGCCTATCAGCTTCTCAAACTCGTCTTTCATCATCGCTTTAGTCCTCCTTTGCTTCCGGTGTGTCTGAATCAACGATTATTGTGTCCATGATTTTGATGTACTCCATACATCCGCAATCATAAATTCTTCTGCGTCTTGTTTTCTCGTAGCGTCCTCCGCCCGGATGAATCGTTACCGTTGCCATCTTCTCGGTTCTGGCGTCAATTCTGAATCTCATTCCTGCTCCTGTGTCTAATGTGTGTAAGTATGTCTTTCCAACTTCAAATTTTGTCATGGTTATACCTCCTCAATTCTTTCTACGACTATTGTGCTTTCGGTTCCTGCGAGGTATGCCACATACTGTGTATCCTCATCAGAATCAGGATCTTCAAAAGTGATGTACTCTCTGTTTGATTCCAGGATGTCGTACCCTTCATCTTTTATATCCGCTTCCAGATCTTCTATTCTTCCATACCATTCGTTTTTAAAGTTCATCATATCTTTTTCCTCTTTTCCGTTCGTGTGTTTGTTTTGTTGTTGACTTTAATATAGCGCACATCTATGCGTAGCGTCAAGCGTTTACATGCAAGTTTTTTAAAAAAAATAAGAGACACGCTTAATGTCTCTTATTTCTGGGCTTTCTTGACAATATGAATTTTATAACCAAGGGCATAAAGAATGTTTTCCAACTTTCCAAACTGTGGTGCTTCATCAATAATAACTCTGTATAGAGAGTTTTCGTCAACATCCAGTTCCGAACCGTCAGCCTTTTTTATCTTTAAGTTATACCCAAGTCCCTCAATTATGTTATTTAAGACATCATACCTGATTTTTTTCTTTCCCAGTGCTTCAAATATGGCCTGCCTTGTCACTCCAACTCGTCTGGCAAGCTCAGACTGAGAAATATTTTGTTCTTTCATTATCTGCTTAATGTAATTAATGATATCCATACGACCACGCCTCCTGTTTTCACAAAATATCACAGTTTAGTGTGTTGTGTCAATCTTTAACTTACATTTCTGAGCACAAATCAGTTTTCGAGTCGTAGTCGCAGTTGCCCCCATTCTTGTTGCATTTCTCACATAGCATTATTCTTGCTCCACATTTAGGGCAATAGGATGTTAATCCCCATTCCGGCTCCCAACAGAACATATTATATTCTTCGCAGTACGGGCAATAGCTGGTGGCAAGCCTGCTCACCACATCGTTTAGCTCCAATCCGGTTCTCAGCAGCCTCTTTTTTAATCGTCTGTTTTCATTCTCTCTGCGTTTAATACGCTTATTCTGCTTTTCCAGGCTTTTTGTCCTTCTCTTTAATCTTTTCCTCAAGATTACATTTTCAATGCGTCCTGAGCCATTCTGAGACCTCATAATTACTCTTCCTCCTCTTGAACTTTAACGAATTTTACACCCTGCTTCTTTCCGGAACACTTTTTGCTGATCTGCGACATCAGGTTCTCGTATTTGATGCCGTATATATCAGCCATCTCTCTGCCGTTGTTTGATACCATTAGAGGCAGTTCGTATTTATCGGCAGTGACCGCCATGTATAATGCCATCAGTCCGCATCTCCCTTCCAGTTGAATTTGATACCACAAACTTCGCAGTATTTCGGTTTCCAGCAGCTTGGTATGCATCGCTCTCTCCCGCAGTTTCTACACTTGAACGTTACTGTTTTTTCTGTTTTTTCGATCACAACCGGTATTTCATCCTCATCGAACGATATATGCATCCCGGGGATTCTAAAAGCTCGTGGGATTCCGTATTTTCCCGGCTCTGATATTAACATGCCGTTGTTGTACATTTCTATCATGTAGCTATTTACCGAGCCTGTGGACCTTAAATCAACTCCATCAGCTATCTCTCGCACTGTTGGGGGATATCCATGCAGTTTTATGTATTCCTTGCAAAAGCCCTGTATTTCCTGCCATTTTTTCTTTTTATCTACCATGTTCCTGCCTCACTTTCTATCATGTATTCTATCTCGTATAATCTTGCATTGTACCTCGCCTCTGTCGGGACCTCACCGGTGATTTTAAATACAATGTCCATCAGATCGCCTTCCGGCAGTTCATCCATGGAACAGCCATATTTTGCCTCCAGTTCGTCCAGTTCTTCATCAACATATATGCTTTTTTCTTCCGGCTCATTTTCGGTGCTGTAAAACATGCTTTCCATCTCCACGCGCCTGCTTTCCCAAAACGCATCCTCATCCGGATAATTCCACATACAATCACCTCCTAGCTTGGTTTTTCCATTTTTGCTACGATTTTCGCGTAAATACCATGCTTCTCCAGGTTCTTCTTAACTTCCAGAGCCAGTTGTGGGAACGGCGTTCCTCCTACGCGGTACCAGTCTTTATTGTTTACGCTCTTGTATACCTCGAATATCTGAATTTTCATTTTTTCCTTTCTCCGGAGGTTATACCGCCTCCTACTCCTGATTGCAATAATCAATAAATGCCGTGATTGTCTCGTCTGCCTCGCAACGTGTATAAAGTCTCTTTTTGCGGTTTTTCTTTCTCCATAACGGTAAACTGTGCATTTTCCGCTGATTATTTGTCAGCAACATCGGTTTCATGTTTTTCATACTCTCTCCATCTCCGGAGGTCTGCCGCCTCCGGTCGGTATCAATTAATCAAGCAAAAGTTCCTGCGATATTGTGTATTTTTCCCGGAGCATGTCAAAAGCCCTGTTTGTTACAACATATCTGTTTCGCCCATCCGGAGCTTTGACGCCATCGGTTTTGATTCCTCTGCCCTTCAGTTCAAGTGCGGTGTATATGGTGTAGTGCTTGCCGTAATAGCTTCTTAATGCCTCAATTTCGCACTCCGGGTTAGTCTCTCCCATCTCCGGAGTGTAACAATACAATCCGGGTTTAGTTGGCTGTAATGCAGGCTTTGGAACCGGTGCTGCATTTTCAATTCTCTTAGTTCTGATTAACTCAGCCAGTTCATCTGTCTCGCCCGGTCTGAAACCGCCTTTTTCATCAATAGCCTGAGCTATCTCGGCATACTCGGCAATAGCTTCATTGCTTGTGGCTATCTCAAGAATGCCTTTCAGGTTGAAATATGCGTTACTGTGTGTCTGTGGAAATTGAATAATTGTTGCTGCCATGCCTCTTCCTCCTTAAACGCTTGTAATTTCTGTTAGTTTCCCTTGTTTCCATGAGAGCCCGGCTTCATCGAGGATTTTTTTCATATCTTCACAGCTCCATCGTGTCCAGCGCCCCTCTTCATACGATTTTTCCGGATTCCCAACGGCTCCTCCAAGGTCGTAATCAAGTAATTTTTTCATGCCGTCATAGATTGCAAAATTTTCAAATTGTCTTTTCATTCTCTCTTTTTGCTTATCTGTATGTTGCTTACCGCTCCTTTGGCGATAACTAATATCTTCGAGATGCCACCAACTCTCCCATGGCACCAGCATCGAATTTTTCATGCATCTTTTCATTTTCCTGCCTCCTGTGCGAATATAAGCTTTCTGAGCGTTGATATTGCCATATCGTCTGTATCAAGCCATTTATCAAACTCTTGTGGATATCTCTTTTCTATCTCATCCATGTACCAGCCTCTCATGATTGAAACTGCCGGATCATCCATGGTCTCTGTCTCTGTCATTTCAAACAGGTCTAATATTCTTTTAATGTCCAGTGTTGCTATAAAGTTCTTTGCGTCCTGCTCTGCTTTTACCATCTTTATTTCTCCCTATCTTTCCTCAATGTCCAAGATTTCTATTTCATACATCTTTGATGCTGTATCTTTGATGTTGAGCATGTTTCTTAATTTTGAAACTGCATCATCTTCATTTTCTCCGGTGATTATTCTATGGTCATTGTCTCCGATGAGCATCTCATAATTTCTGTTTATTAAGTACTCGTTAATTCTGTAGCTGATTTTGTATTTCATGGTGTTTGCCTCCGTTTGTTTTCCGTTCGTGTGTTTGTTTTGTTGTTGACTTTAATATAGCGCACATCTATGCGTAGCGTCAAGCATTTACATGCAAGTTTTTTTAAAAAAAATAAGAGACACGCTTAATGTCTCTTATTTCTGGGCTTTCCGCATATTTAGCAAACGGAGATAATTTGATATGCGGATGCTTTTGGCTCGTTTCTGTGCTTCCAATGTGATTTAGGAATACAAAAAGAGCTTAACTATGTTTTTTTAATTAATAGGGGAGATTGAAGGACTGTACCCTTCTCATCACCGGGTACCCTTCAATGTGATTTGATTATATACCGCGTTTTAAATTTAGGCAATGTGAATTTTGATTTTTTGAAGAAAAGAAAGAACCAAAGAAAAGAAGTATATTATATATATTAATTATATATAACTAATAACTAAAATATAATAATATATATATGTGTGTTCGCAGGCATTTTGATAACATTTTGAGCCGATTTGATAGCATTTAAAGCACTTTTTCCGCTTGATGTAAAAATCGCTGTAACCCCTTATTTTTCAAGGGTTATAGCATTTTGTTAATTATCGTCACGTAATTTGTAACGTTACATGTAATGATTTTGTAACGTTACATGTTACGTTACATGTTACGCTTTTGTAACGTTACATGTTACGTTACATGTTACGCTTTTGTAACGTTACATGTTACGCTTTTGTAACGTTACAAACAATTTCTCTTTTTGCATCAGCGCACTATAATGAGTTATACACATTTTCCACAGCGCACTGTTGATAATTACTTTTACTGTTTCCGGCTTGATATACTCGTCTGCATGAGACTGCGTAATTTGCTTAATCCAACCTTTTGTACCTCAGATGATAGTTATATCGAAAAATCTTTTTTTGCACCGATTTGAAATTTTACCCAACTAATGCTCTGATATTTTGTGCAGTATTCCTATTGACAGAAGCATTATTTTATGTATCACATTTTAGCAATAAAAATAGCCCCGGGGACATCAATAATCCTCGGGGGCATTTTCGTGATATAAAAAAGTCGGTAGGTAATTTGGTTTATAAGTTACATTTGTCTGAGCTGCTTAATTGAATAAGCTGTACCATGTGTCAGCTCCACACTCGCCATCAGGTGAAAGTCCTTCGGACCTCTGGTAGGCCGTGATTGCCACACTTAGATTGATTCCACATACAGCGTCCATTTTTCCGCTGTAATATCCCTTTGCTGCCAGAATGAACTGACACAGGTATGTGAAGGTTCCCTGCGTGCCGTTTTTGACAAGTGCCTTGCCTGCTATCTTTTTGCAGGATTCAACAAAGGCTGTGTTCGATGGAGTCAGCGTGGCGCCGAACTTCTTGTTGACAAGATACTTCCACACTGCAAGTGCTCCTGCCCTTGATTTTGTACCGTAATCTCCATCTGTTACCAGCTTTGCTCCACGGTATTTTACAAGTGTATTGCCATAATTGCAGTTGAGCCATTCCTGGCCAAGTTTTACATTTGCCTTACACGCTGAGCCTGAGCTTCCGGATCCGGATGATGTTCCGGATGATGCAGGGCGCTTTTTCCCGGTTGCCGAACCATTCTCGCAGTTGGTTGCCGTGTGATGTCCCTCGTAGAGCAGTATATCGCCCTCCAGGAGCCAATTCGGGCCTGTAAGGTATTTACTATCCGTCAGGACCTCAAAGCCCAGCGCTTTGAGCGTTTTACGCATACTGCTGGTGCTTACAAGCGATACATTCTTGAATGATGATATATTCAAGAGATATCCTACAGCCCTTATATTCGACAAAACTCCTGACGAGCAGTCAGCCTCGCACGCTACCGTTATCTGCGATGGGTCATAATGGCTCGCTTTCAGGTGAGTCCAGTATGTTCCACGGTGTGTCTGGCAGTAGCCTACAAGATTGTTCTTAGCAGCTTTCTTTGCCAGTTCTGACAGCTTTGCCCTTACCTTCGGATCCGGGTGCCTTAATACTACGTTCCAAGGTCTGCTATACCATGGTATCAGAGCCCACTCACCGCCTGTCTGGTCTCCCGGTTTACCGCCGGTCAGTTTACCGCTTTCATTGTGTCCACAATTTGATATCAAACTCATGCTTTTCTCCTTTCTGAGCTATAATTGGCTTTAATTACTTTTTGGGTTTATTCTTTGACGAATTATTTATTTTTCCATCGTCGAGCAGGTCTTTCACCGCCCTAAACCACTCATCAATTAAATCCATCAACATATCATCCGTCATAAACAGTCGCATCCAGCCTGGTAACTGTTCTTTCAGTTTGTGCCACACATACAACAGCTTATAATATCCCTGTCCGGATTCCGTATACATGTGTTCTGCGTCCAGAATCAGCTCATATGCCTTTTCTCTGAGCTTGTCCAGTCCTTCCAGCTTTGCACACTGGATCTCGTAGACGATAACGATTGCAATCAGTATAACGAATACTGCACAGATTACCGGTATTGGTATCTGGTAAAAAATGTAAGCTAGTGAATCCATAATTGTTTACCTCCTGTATTTGCTTTACATTAAAACAGCCATATGACTGCGTATCTGCCTTCATATGGCTTTTAAATCAATTTTATGTGTATTTGTTCATGTAGAATATTTAAGCACCTATATAAGCCTATATAAGTACTTTAACGTGCGCCACCTGTTATGTGGTCTACAGCCTGCATGTTTAGAAAGTTCTCCAGGTCGTGCTTGGCTTCTTTTTCATAGTCAAGAGCCGAATGCATGTCACCGTTGCATTTAGCATCCGGTATTCTCTGCACCGCCTTGGCTATTGCCTCCGACAGTGCGAGTGAGCCATCTATAGCCTTAAGCATCTTGTACTGAAGCTGTTCCCGGTTCTTCTCTTTCTTGTCAAGATCTTCTTGTCTCCTTACCCTCTCCTGTTGCTCCTGAGCTGTCCTCTCCTGAATTTTTTTCTCAATTATCCAAAAACAGAACGCTGTTATTGCAGACGGTATTCCGGCAGCAAGTAATAATTCCATAATTATGCTCCTTCCGTAGATTTTTAAGCATATTCTTTAGGTTTTTAAACAATTTCTTTAAAATTCCAAAGGCTCTGCGCGTATTCGGTGGTTTATTTCGTTGTTCTGCCTGATTATTTCAAGCTCTATATCATCTGCATCCGCGTATTTTCTACACTCGTATTCCAAACAATCAAGCTCTCTTTCAATCTCCGGCAGTTCTTTTGTCGGAGTGCCTTTGATTAAGAATACAAGGTCATATATCACAGACCACAGTTTAGAGATAATCTGCAACTTTGTCATTTTTCGCCCTTCTTCTTTCTGAAAATGTGGTAATGAGGCTTTTCTTCGCCAAATAGAGCCCATCTAATCAGGTCACCAAGATAAATACCGATGAACGACATAAAATACCATATCAGGCTAAATTCGGGGCATATCTGCCCTAGTACGTTTCCGGGCATGTTTGAGTAATCCCACATGTCAAGTCCCAGGCATATATTCAGAATCACCCCTGCGATAAATTCAATCAATGTTATTTCCAACGAGGCTATAAGCATCTGCAGGACCAGAGGCATACACCTCCTCGTTTTCTCGTTGATTAAGTCACATAATATGAAGCATATTCCTCCACATACTGCCATAGAAAAAAATGAGTAGCCCCTAAAGGCTACCTCTACTGCGTAATATAATACTGCTCCTGTGATAAACAGAAGCGTATATTTTAGAAATCTAAGCATAACTCACCTCCGGGTCTATAAAACCATTTTCTTCATGTAGTCTTTCAATACCTCATTCTGGAACTCTTCCGGTACTTCCATTCCCCACGACATCTTTTCTACTTCCTCTGCGCTTGTCGTTGATTTAATCATCATATTGAGCGCATTGCAGTATGTGGTATTGTACGATACCCAGAACATGGCTTTCTCTATGATTTTTTGCATGTCCTCTGCTGTGAAGTATTTACATGGCTCACCGTCCTCGTGATACTCCAGTTTTTCTTCTCCGGCGATTAACTGCATCTTCTTGCCGAATAAATTGAGCTGGTCTTTTTCTGTCAAGCTGAAATGCTCGATTCCTGACGATGTGGAAACATCGATGCCAGCGTATATCGTGTTTTCACAAGCCTCTGATACCTCTTTAAACTTCGCCTTTCTGGCATCCTCCAGTGTCAGCGATGTCATATTTTCCGGTTCTGCTGCTTCATCCGCCTTTGCAAACCAATAATCAAAGTTCTTTTCAACTTCGTCCGCGCTTACTGCGCCATTGTATTTAAGCTGGACCTCGTCGCATTCCCAAACCGTATATTTTTGTATTTTCCCGCCCTCAAGAACGTTCTCTTTTTCAGTCTCAGCGATGTTTTTTCGCATAATAATATCTATGCTTCCATCCACATCATATATCTCAAGCTGCTGTGGCTGCGATAAGTAAGATTCTCTTCTCATTTGCTATTTCCTTTCCGTGCCTATAAGCACTCCTTGAACATAATCGTAATAGATTATAAAATTTATATTTTTCAGCAAATTTGCAACTGTTACTGTGCTTTACCCAGCCTTTATAGGCTGCTATTTTGCCGGCTCTCCACCATGGAACGTAACCAAACTTTCCGTAATCCATCCAGGCTCTCAATACATTACGTCTTATCCGGACAAATACTCTGGATCTGATAATTGTATACCGCTTACGGATTACATACCCCATCATGTCAATTCCCGGAGTCCTCTTTTTACTTCCTACTCTTCTCAGTAGTGCGTTTTTCTTCTCCTCGGCAAATGTTGTAGGCTTATATATCTGCCACACCGGCTTGATATTGAGTCCGAATTTTTCTTTTGCCATCTTTGTCGCCTGTTTCATAGCCTTTCTAAGCTTTGTGAAATGACCATAGATAGTAAAGTCGTCTGCGTAGCACACAACCGCGTATACAAGCCTCTGACGCTTATTTCGGCGTATCTGTGCCTGCTGATACAGGAAACGAAGGATATAGGACATCACGTAATTAAAAAGCCATGCCGGGAGATAACCGCCTATGCACAGATGTCCGTCAGGGTAGTTGGCCATTATGGTTCCGACATACCATATCAGTTTCTTATTTTTTCCTATATCTCTTCTCAGCATCTCCATAACTAGCTCTACGCGTACTGAAGGATATGCCTTTTTAATATCACCCTTCACAACATCTATTTTGCCCTTGAATTTTCTACGCAGGAGTCTTTCTATCTTTCTCTTTCCTGCTACTCCGCCCTTTCCGGGGATGCTCCCGTACTGAGTCGGAAATATCTTTGCCTTAAACAAGGGCTTGAGGGCATGTACTGCAATATACTCATGAACCTGTTGTTTTGGTTCTTCCTGGCATAAATCTCTCAGCTTTTGTGTAAGCCCATCCACACGTTGGAACTGCCGTATAGGCTTCAAGTCAAGGTTTTCGTTGATTATATCCTGCGTCAGCATCTTCGCTACCTCTGATTCTGCCTCTAAGGTTCTTTTAAACTCATTATTCAACATGTCCTCAGCAAGTTCCTTTTTGGTGATTGTGCCTGTATTAATAAGGAGTCGCTGAAAATCTCTGCGACCCCTTTTATTCCGGAAGCAATCAATAACTGCCTCCTCATTATATTTCCAGTCCTCAATGTTGACATCTGCAGGTTTGCAGTATGTTTTCATTTTGAACCTCCTTTCATCTGGTTACTGCCGTGGCTTTCCCCTTGGGTACTAGCCTCGTCGGTTTCAAGTTATTTTAGCGCATAAGCAAGGATTATACGATGCAATAAATTTAATAATACTATTCTCTCAGTACCAGTTGCTCCGAGAGAGCCGTTCCAGTTCGCAGTACCGACCGAAACGTACGAGTGGCGGCAAGGGACGCCACCATTACCACCGTTGTCGAGGTTGCCGAAGCACCACGGCGCACGAACACCGGAGGCGGCAGGTACGCAGTAGAAGCCAGCCCCCACCCCGACTCCGCTTCCGCTCGCGTCGGTATTTTCAGGCCATAATATGTCTGAAATTGCATTGTCGCCAATGTATCTCCATGACCATGCCGGGATGTTTTTCGGGAACGTCAATACTGGTGCATCAGTCCTTGAGTAGTTTGCGTTGATATCAGGACCACATTTAGACTGGTCGTAGCACTTGTATGATGTGAAGGTGTAGCTTCCGTCAGCTCCGGTGTTCCACTGCCATAACTCGTCGCTCAGGATGATATAAGAGCCGTTCATAAATTCAACTCCCTGAATCATTCCAGGCTCTTTTCCGGATGCCGGGTCGATTCTGCTTCCATCTCTGCCTAATACTTCATCATTCCATCCGGAAAAATACGGTGCGGTTGATATATATGTACTGCCGGCAGTGCTGTCAAATGCTTTCGGTGTATCAACGTATACGGCCGAATACTGGGTGTCGTTGACCGTGACTGTCTGGATTGATGATATTTTTACTCCGTCAGCTATTGAATAGTTACTTACCGTGTTTCTGTCGTTTCCGCTCTGTATTCCAAGCATTACCGCTGAGCCTACAAGTAGGTTAGATGCCTGTGCGCTTGTTAGCAAAATCCTGAAAGTGGCTGTTTCCGTGGCTGCTGCTGTGTATTGATAGTTATAATTTACACATCCTTCTATCTTTCCTGAATTTCCTTTGCGACCATATTTTAGGCGTGTCATAATATCAAGAAATTTTAACAATGAGCCTGAGCCTCCACTATACTGTGCTCCTCTCTGGCGCCATTTTGCTATTCCTGATGAATATGATGTACGATTTACTGGTTTGAGTCCTGTGCCGCATGTAATTGCTCCGTCAGAGCCGATTCCTGCATAATATTTAGGATGAGCGATATACTCATGTACCTTGCCGGTTCTGTCGGTTCCTTCTGGCCATCTTTTGTAGCCAACTGCAGGTGTACATCTGGTTTTGAGGTACTTATAATCGCTGTCCTGCCACTCCTTTTTATATGTATTTTTCTGCAATACCCAGCAAAGATGCTCGCCTGAGCGCACATCTTCTGTACTGTCTACGTGTTCGACATAGTAGATTGTATGAGAACCGTCCTCATTTTTTTCTGCCGATACCTCTACACACCAGAACTGTGGCAGATGTGCAAATGGATCCGTACCAGCTTTGGACGCCGTAGACGGTGTACAAACAAGTCCTGCTGAGCTGTCTGTCAGTTCTCCTAAGATAGATGTGCTCTTTGAATATCTCGGCGTTTTAACACCATGTATGCGCGTGTCTACAAGGACACGACCAAACCATCTGTCAAGCATCTCTGCTTTGGTGTACACCGCTGGATTATATGATAGACTCCACCACTCCGCGAATAGTGTGTCTACATCGTCTTTCGATGTTGCGGATGCAACCTTTTCTTTGTACTTTAGGTCTAGCTCTGCAGCTACCTGATCTCTGTGAACCATGGCTATCTTTTCCATGGTGGTATCACGCGGAAAATTGATTTCCTGACCTTTTAAATCACTCATATTGTGCCTCCTTATGAACTTAAAATAACCGCATCTAGCCCTTTATCTTTCGGGTTGATACGGAATGCTATTGTATTTACCTGTGATGCAAGAAGCTCTGTTGCTTCCTTTGCTTTTGCAACTGCGTCCTTGCAGGAATCCTCTCTTGCTTTTTCCGCCGATACACGTGAGCTCTCAGCGTCCACTCTTCCTGATTCTGCTTTTTTTCTTGAATTTTCAGCATCTGCCCTTGCCAGTTCCGCTGCAACTCGCGAGCTCTCAGCACTCTTTCTGAGATTCTCTGCTTGCGAAAACTCCCTTATTGAGTAGTTAGCGTTTACGGCTGCTTGTTCGGCGTTGGCAGATTGTTCTCTCGCCATCTGAGCGGACGCGTTTGCTTCGCCTGCCGCAGTAGTGGCATTATTTGCGGCATCATTCGCATTGTTTACAGCTTTGTTGATGTTGGAATTAACAGTATTCGCTGCGTCAACCAACTTTTGCAGATTTGCTTGCTGAGTTTTAGATGCTAATGTGGCTTTTTCGGTTGCAGTCTGCTGTGCATTAGATGCAGATGTGGCTTTTTCGGTTGCAGTCTGCTGTGTCTTGGATGCAGATGTGGCTTTTTCGGTTGCAGTCTGCTGTGTCTTAGCATTGCTGATGGCAGTATTCAGTGATGTCAGGGATTGATTAACCTCATCCGTTTTGGTATTTATCGTTTTTACTTGTTGCACCATTGTCGCTGCAGTGTCCGTAATGAGTGTTTTGGTGGAATTATAACTTTCGTTCTCATCATGGATTTTTTTCATGCAGTTTATGAAAGCACTTCTAACCTCTTCGCCATATTCAGCGTTCTGCAGGGTGTCTATCTCGTTAGATATATCAGCCATTATTGCCCTCCTTTCTGTTTTAGTTCTTTATGTTATCAGCTAGCGCCGTTGTAATGCTCTCCTGCGCTAGCTGTTCAAGTGTATCTATAGCTTTTAGCGCTGCCTGGTCTATTACCACTCTATTTAGTTTTGCATTTGCGCTTGTAACTTTTCCCTCGTCGTTGATAACGTCGTATGTTATAGCCATACGTTTAACGCTTCCGTCTGATGCTGTTGCTATTGCCTTAATGTTAATCATGTTATTAATTCCTCACTTTCTTATTAATCTAATTGATAAAGTAATGTATTCATGTATGCTGATACATCATATATAGGGTCTGTATCATCCTTTTCCTGTGTGTGCTCCTCGAGCCTCAAATTTTCATAATCTCTTTGTATAGTTTTGAGCTCCCAAGCGAATTTTAAATTTTTTGTTCCCTCTACAGCAAAATACGATGGTGTGCGCTCTGATACGTAGCAATCGCCGGGGCCATATTTTGTCAAAAATACATCATATAAATATTCCAGGTCTATTGTTTGAGCAAATTTTTCATCAATGAAAATTAAGCACTTTCCCGTTGCGTCTATCTGCGCTGCTCCGACATCTCCAAACATTGGGCTCGGTGTTTCATAGCAGCATAACAAGCGTTCACCATAATCCTGCGTTCGCACGACTCTGTGCTTGCTCCCGGTGCAATATAATGCTGTTGCCGATATATTTGTATATTGTCCGCTGCCTGGCGCACCATCAAGACTAAGCATATGACTGTAGAGGGAACATTCGCTACCATCTCCAGCCGATGAACCTCTTAGGGTTATAGAGCCTATTCTGTTGTTGGTAACCGTGATTGTATTGGTTTTTTCATCATTGAAGCCATATATGTTGCTTTTATGTATTGTAAAGCCTTGTTTCTTTTTTGCATCGTAAACACTAAAGCTAGGCAAGTTGCCCGTTTGGATTAAATTGATGTCGCCACCATTGATTTTAACGTCGTTACATGTTAGTTTTCCATCTTCCGTCATCTCCGAGCCGTCACTTTTCCATGATATTTTTTTCGCTTGGCACCTTATGGACTCTGCACTTTGCTCTATTTGTGAACTAACGTCGTCGGCTGTTACTTTTGTTTCGATTTTCTCCGCATTTTGGGTTACCTTACTGCTTAACGTTCCCTCGGCTTCTTTTGCTCGCTTCACTTCTGACGTGATTGAGTCAGTCAATAGCGTGAGTCTTGATTCTGCGTAATAAGACGAATATCCAAGAATCTCGACATTTGATACATAAGCCACTGCTTTTGTATTATTGTTGCAAAAATAGGTATAAAATAATGTCGGATTTACCTCTGCTTCAAACTCAAAGCTTTTCCAGTTTTCAGTAATACTTTCCGATGTATAAAATGCATGTCCTGCTATTATTACTTTTATCTGAGCTCCTGAGTTTTCTTGATTGCAACAAGCATCAAATCTAACAGTGAACTTTTGAGCTTTTCTTATTTCCTGCTTCCAGTAAATACTTCCGGTTCCTGACAACTTGCAACACTGGCGTTTATTATACGTTGTAGCTTCAACGGTTCCCGAGACTCCCCATCCAGCTAAAGCTCCATCCGTGTCGGAAAATTCACCATTAGTGCAGTAATTGTTCTGAGAATTATCATAAACCTCATTCACGTATGCATTTACTTTTCCAACTTCCACGCCTATATTAGCATTAACCTCATCTATCATTTCCTGCAGTTCTCTGAGCACTCTTATATTTGTTACATAAATAGCAGCTCCGGGTGAGCCGTTGATTGTCACCGATACTGTCTTACTTGATTTCGTGATCTTCACTGTTTTAGATAGCGCGATATATTTTCGAGGCTCATATCCGACCAAATATTTAGTGTCCTGATTTCCTGCAAATCCATACTGAATGCTTGAAGGTCTTGTATTTACATCATTATAAGCAGCATTTATAGCAATGGTATAGTTGCCCTCTTCAAGGGAACCAAGGTTTTGTGAGATTGTTACACTTCCCTGCGACGTCAAGATTAGCTCAAATGCATTTTGATTGAGGTACTGGGTCACTTTTACGTTTCCTTGCCCCGATACTGTATAGTCTGTAATTTTGATTGATTCACTTTCACCGGACTTAACAAAATTTTTTCTTGCCACTATTTCTTTTGTGCTTGCAATTCCTAAAGATATTTTATCGTTCAAGTTGGATATCGACGATTCAATAGCCTGTGTTGCATTATCGAGAGCTTTGTCTGAGTAAGTGTTTGCATCTGTTGTTGCCTTGGATATTTTCTCGGATAGCTTTTTAGTGTAACCAACGTCAAGGCTTTCTGCTTGAATAGTATTTGCCCGAATCATTTTGCCATTGATTTCACCATCCATGGTGATTGCAATGCCATCAATCGGACCATCGTAACCGTGGCTGTAGTGCGCCAGACCTGCTGCTCCCCATCTCCAGAGCTTGGTTGCATTTTCCACTCCGGGAGTATCAGCCACTATAAATTCATTCTTGGTCTTTATTGCGTGGCCGCGTGTGTTATAGTCATTCATTTGCTCTGTAGCAGCTCTAAACGCCTCGTCAAGGATTTCTGACTTTGTTGGTATATTTTCTATCGTCTCCTCTATTGACTGCGTTGTGTGGGCGTTTGAGGACGTGTATGTGGCATTGTCGCTTTCTGAATTAAGCGTGATTGTGTTTTTTTGAAAATCGCTTATATAGATTTTTAACTTTGTTACCGGAAATTCTGCATCGAGTCCGTTCGGAGTCGATACGCACCTAACCATACTACCTACTTTGATTTCTTCAACATCTATATTCGTCAGGTTCAGGTCGATTGCTTTGATTTCAAGCACCATCTTCTCATATTGCGTCTTTTTCAAGTATTCCCTGGCCTTTATGAGCAAATTTTCTGGTACCGTTACATCATCCCACGTATGAGTCGCGTATATTTTTCCATATATTGCAACAGCATTATCATCAGAAACATAATCTACCCCACCATTAACTGATTTAATGGTGAGGCGTTCTTCGAGGCCTTCTATGCTTGATTCATCTAGTTTCTTGCCTAATGGAATCAAACACGTCACAAGGTCAGATGCATCAATATTTTTTGAAAAATCAAGCAGATTTTTGCCAAATCGTATCTCCTGACTGCATTTAGTGTAATAATCGGAGTCGTTTAAATAGTCAAGATAACGCACGTCGGCTTCTTTCCTGATTACAAGGTGTCCTCCAAGTCTGCTAATGAGCTTGTCTTTCAATGTAACTCGCGTAGTTTCGTAGTTTGAATAGCGATAGAGAGAATCGTTAGGATCCGTGACAGATACTCGTCCTAAAGCAAATTGTTTACGTTTTTCAACTTGCGAATTGTGATTGTCAAGGAGTGCTTTCAGGTAATTAGCAACACTTATATTGTGGTAAACAGCCTGTCTTTGAATAGAATCGCATAAATATGCAAGTTCGCCCTCGACAAACACTTTTTTGGTTCCGTTCAGCTCCTCATCGTCATACAATACCCTACCCGCAAATACCTCTGCTCCATCTTTATAAAAGATTACGTCTGTGGTCAGCTTTTTAACATACTTATAAAACGGATGCGTAGGGTAAACAGAGAACTCTGCCTGCCCGTTCACATTGTCGCCTATCTCAAAATACGGATTACCAACCATCAAATTTTTCACTCGTGGATTGTGGAGCATGTACTCTTTTCCGTCCACAAAGGCTTTTATTGTATACATTACAAGGTACCTCCCCTATGAACAATCGTAATTTTTCCTGAGCCCATGAAGTAGAGCTTATTCTTACCCTCATACAGTTGCATATCGTACATAATATTTTCGCCTGCATATATCGAGTAATTGTTATTGCGGTATTTCACTTTCATTGACGCGTTGGAAACTATTTTTAAGGTCTCGTTGTGTGGCCATCCTTCAAGGTCAATTTCTTTCCAATCAGACGGACTGTTTACCATGATATCGGATGTGCTTCTAATTACTCCGTCGATAAAACTGAAAGTGTCCCATATCCATGGTTCATCGCTTGAATGGATGTCCAATTTATAAGGCTCGCATGTACACTCTATCGAGATTTCTGCAAGCACTTCATTGGTCTTTTTCGTGTCTATGTGGCATCTTCCGGTGTAATAGTACCCTGCGTCTGTATCAAGAATAATTCGCTTTTCTTTGCCTTCAATTTCCTTTGCTATACGAGACACGAGCCCGGACCAGTGTGAGTAGTTGCAATTTCTTGCATCAAACGTCATTTTGAGCGTTCTCATTTCGTAGACTATTCCACCGTTCTGGGCTTCTGTCAGATCCAGAGAGCCGTTCATTCCTGGCACGTCCACATAGGATGTTTTTGCCTGCGGTATACCTATAGTGAGGGACTTGAGCCTCAAGCCCCAGTCCCTATATGTGTGCGCTTTATCAAACGTCACGCCTGTATAAGTTTTTTCTGCCATTTATTTATCAGCCTCCTCTCTTTTTGTGGCTATCAATTCGGCCCATATTCTTATCGACTATAGGAGTTGTGGCGTTGCCGATTTCCTTACCATCCAAATCAACATGTACATGAGTCTCGCCACTTATTGTTACCTCGGTTTTGCTATCGTCAAATGACTGTCCGTTGTCGCGTTCGACTTTGTATGTCTGCTCTACGTTTTTATCAAGTGTAATCTTTCCGGTCTCGACATTTACTGCTGTCTGCATTTTTTTTGCAAGTTCCTGCATTTCCGATTCGGTCTGCTTTTCCAGTTTCGGCATCTGATCCGATACTCCTTCACCAATTCCGGGCGGAATCCATTTTCCGACTTCATCAGCAAACACACGTGATGGAGAATGAATACCAAGGGCATCTTTTACTCCGTCAACAATTCCTGAGAAGAAACGCTTAACCTGCTTCTTGAACCATCCGGCTGCATTGCATATTCCATTCCAAACACCATGAACTATATTTTCTCCAACTTCGAGCATTCGACTCGGCAGATTGCTGACTCCGCTGATTACTGCTCCTACAAGCTTTCCGGCTGCCTCAGCACCTTTAGATCTGAGGTTTGCTCCCCATGAAGCAACTTTATTAACCGTATTGCCTAACCACGTCCAGACTTTTCCTGGTAAAGTAGCAAAAAAGTTGACAACTGATGATATTGTGTTAGATGCTGCTGTTTTCGCATTGGAAACCATGCTTAAGCCCCAAGCTGCAATCTTTGATATCGTGTTAGTCAGCCATGTCCATACTTTTCCTGGCAGTGTAGCAAAGAAGTTGACAACTGCATCTATCGCATTTGAAGCATATTGGCTGGCTTTCTGGTACATATCAATGCCCCAGTTTACGATGTTGGTGATTGTATTACAAAGCCATGTCCATACTTTGCCGGGTAGTTCAGAGAAAAAAGTAACTATATTCTCTATGATTTTAGGTACCTCAGTGGTCACCCAGTTGATTGCATTTAGTCCAAACTCTATCATCTTGCCGATAACGTAGCCTAAGGCATGTCCTATCTCGTATGGCAACTGATTGAAGAAGGTTACAACTGTTGTTATAACGTTGCTTACTCCTTGGCTCGCAGTCTGTAGCATGTTTGAGCCCCATTCTGCTATGTTAGAGATAATTTGAGTCAGGAAGTTATATATTTGTCCGGGTAGCTGTTCAAACCACGTTCTGACCGCATTAACTGCCTCTCCTGCCTTTTGTGGTAATTGTGCAAACCACGTGACAACCGAATTAATAAATTCGCCTATCTTCTCCGGGAGGCTTTGCAGGAATGCAACAATCTCATCAAAATGCTCTTTTATCAAGATTACAAGATTTGCAACTGCATACACAATTCCGGCTACCGCTGCTGCTACTGCTGCTGGTGCACCTATCAGGACTGCTCCTACCGCCGCTAAAGCAACTCCAACTCCCATCAGGATGTCCTTGATTATGCTGAAGCCGTTTTGGAACATGTCTACAAAATTAGTCACTGCTAAAATCGCTCCGGCTATTATCGAACCTACGCCGGCTATGGTGCTTCCAAATGTGCTGAAAAACTCTCCGACAGTCGTCGCCGCTGAGCTTATGAATCCGCCTATTGTAGATATAGATGACGAAACAGTACCAGCAAGAGCTGATATTCTTGCACCAAAGGCTGCCAATTTAGGAAACTGCAACTCTATAACTTCTCCGATTGTTCCAGCCCCGCCTTTCCAAAGTGCAAAGCCTTCCACTACCTTAGAGATGGTAGTCTCAATTCCGTCTGCTCCTCCCTTAAATGTCTTGAGGATGCTAAAAAGCCCACTTACTGAGCTTGTCACTTCTTTTGCTACCTTTAGCGCTACTATTGCAGCTACTATCTTTCCGATAGCCTCTCCGACAGCTTCCATTGTTGCCGGATCCTGAGAATCAATTACTCCGAAGATGCCAGACAGCACATCAACTATGCCCTCTATGATATCTCCTGCGGTGCCAATAAATCCCTGCAGGAATCCACCAATTAGAGCTCCAACTCCTGGAAACTCCTGTTGCAGTCCTTGGCTGAATCCTGCCACAAAATCTTTTGCCGCCTGTATAATCAACGGCATGTTTTCCTGTACTGAGTTTCCTATTGACGATAGCATCTCAGCAAAGGATTTTCCTAATTCAGGTGCATGTGCCACCATTCCTTGAAGAAACTGAGCGAATAATTCAATGCCTGCTGACAACATTTCCCCTGATACAGAAAAAAGAGCTTCCACTAGGTCAGATACCAATGTAGCTCCTGCTTTTGCTATTTCTTCTTTGTTGTTGAGAATAGAGCTGATGAAAGAACTTATAAGGTTCTTCGCTACTTCTATCAGTTCTGGAGCTGCTTCGGCCGCCTTCTGGACTATTTCTGCCATTACTTCGCCGAATTTACTTACGACAGCATCAAGTCCTCCATCGTTGAATGCATCCTGTAGCTCCTGCACCATCTCCTGAGCCTGTTTTACGACACCCATAAGCGGTGTCTCCATTTCCTCATACAATGAGATAGCAAGCCCCTCAAGGCCTGATTTAAGGATTGTTATCTGACCGCTCAGATTGTCATTCATGGTCTCAGCCATTTTCTCTGCTGCTCCGTCACATGAGTTGATAGAGCTTGACAGTTTATTAAAATCATCATCAGAGGAATTTACAATAGCAAGCAATCCCGACATTGCTTCCTGTCCTCCGAGTGTAGCAGCCATTTGAGCTTTTTGGTCTGCTGTAAGTCCTGAGAATCCCTTGCGCAGGTCAAGCATAATCTCATTCAGAGACTTCATTGAACCGTCGCTTTTTGTTAAGGAAATTCCTAATTGACTCATTGCTTTTTGGACATCATCAGTCGGCTTAGCCATTCTTGTTATGATGCTTCTCAGCGATGTACCTGCTTGGCTTGCTTTGATACCTGAATTTGCCATGAGTCCGATTGCTGTTGCACAATCCTCCGCCGAGAATCCCAGCGCTCCAGCCACCGGTGCTACGTACTTGAAAGTCTCTCCCATCATTCCGACATTGGTGTTGGAATTTGATGAAGCTTGTGCCAATATATCGGCAAAATGAGATGCGTCTGATGCTTTTAATCCGAATGCTGTCAGTGCATCGGTTACGATATCACTGGTTGTTGCTAAATCTTCTCCGGATGCTGCCGCCAGGTTCATAATTCCTTCAATACCGTTAAGCATATCTCCGGTTTTCCATCCAGCCATGGCCATATATGAAAACGCATCTGCTGATTCTTTTGCGCTGAACTTCGTTTTGGCTCCCATTTCCTTAGCCTTTTCGGTCAACGCTTCCATGTCTTTTGCGCTTGCCTGTGATATTGCTGCTACGTTTGACATAGATGATTCAAAGTCTGCACCGGTTTTAACTGCAGCCGTTCCGATTCCGGCTACCGCTGTGGATACGCCTCCGATAATTGCCCCTGTGGCTTTTAATGCTCCAGATGCGAATTTTCCTATTTTGTCGATGCCTGCTTGAAACCCGCTGGAGTCTACCGACGTATCAAATTTAAGAGTGCCATCATAGCCCAATGTTCATCACCTCTCATTTCGGGCAAACAATGGATTATCGGCTCATGATGGCTCTACTTAATCTGTTTTCCATTTTTTATTTTTACTTCAAATATATTTGAGCACTTTCGCCCCTTGCAGGCTACTCGTACTCCGTTGCACTCTGCCTCATTCGTATAAAAAAGAGGCATCCTGTACCCACATTTAGGGCACTGGACCTGTGCATATTTGGTTCTGTCTATATTCATCCATACCCTCCTATACCAATCCTGAGATGTCTCCACCATTCTGGAGGGCTTCAAGAAGCATTGCTTCCATTTGTTCTTCTTTTTCTGAGCGTGGCAACGCGTGTATTCGCTTCATTTCGTTGTAAAATTTACGTTGTTCTTTGCTCATACTGTTTGATATCTCGATACTTCTATACCCCATTATCTTTACGAACTCTGTATCGTCCCTCAGCCCCTTAAAAAGGGCTCTGAACTTCCACCAGTGTAGATTCTCCACGTCCTGTAAATCAATGCCGTATTGATCCAGAAACGCTGCGTAAATATAATCATCATCATAGTCGAATGAATACACCGGCTCTGATGGCGCTCCTCCTCCGGATTCCGATGTTTTTTTCTTCTTTTTTCCACATCTGTAAAACCAGAGTATCTTATCAACCGCCTCTCCGATATCTGGTGGAATTTCCGGATAATACAGTCGAAGTGCTGGGATAACTTTGTCTTTCGCTTCCAATTCTTCATCTGTCACAAGCATCTCAAACAAAATAGAGGTGCGAAAATCAGAATTAATCCGATAATCCACACCTCCAATTTCTACAGTCTCAGGAAGCAAGTCTATGAGCATATTCATTAATCTTTATCAACGGCAGAAAAATTATTATTCTTTCGTTTCTTTTTAAACTCCTGTCTCCTCTGCTGTCTGTTCTGAACCCTTCCCGGGTTGTATTTTTCAACTGCACTGTCCATAAACCTCTTTGCCTGATTAGATTCCGCTGAAACTTGTCCGAACGCATCAATTCTGATGTCAAGTTTATTGTTAGTGCCGAACACCTTTTCAGATGTTCCTGCTCCAAAAAGCTCGTCGAAGTAGTTATCAATCAGCCTGCACTGAAACCTCATGGAATCTGCTGTTGATTTGTCAGCATAATTATTAGGATTCTTGATATCCTCAGCAATCTGAGAATTAAGCTTTTCAAATTTCTCTACTACATCTGCATCCAATAAATCAAGTTCTAAGTCAACTCCATTAATGTTTAATTTACTCATATCGTTACCTCCTGAATATGAAAGAATGGGCTACTTACGCAGTAGCCTCAGCCTCAGTGAATGTTTTAGTTTTGGTGTTGAATGTTCCAAGCACCGGATCTCCTACAGCATTAAGATTACCTGAAATAGTCTGTTTATTATCTCCGCCGTAGTCAGACGCCTCACAAGATACCCTGAATTTGCGTGCCTCGTAGGTGTCAGCCGCCTCTGCTTTATTCCAAAGCTCAACGACAACAAAATCAAACTCTGCCTCTTCTCCTGTGTAGTGGTTACGCCCTACCAGATAGAGTGCGTCTACAGCTTTCTCTGACACTATATGGTCAGCCTCATATGCGAACGATGTCTCATACGATGTCACGCTTGATGACGAGCTGGTCTGATTGATATATTTTGTTGATTCAGTCTGAGCCCCTGGGCTCTCGTCAAGCGAAGTAAAACCCGCTCCCATGAGCTCATACTCTTCTTTTCCTGATGTGCCAACGTTGAGATAGTTGGCAATCTGATGTCTCATTACTGTTTTCATTTTGAAACCTCCTTGAAATAAACAAGTCTAAGTTGTATCTGATACCGGGCATTTACCATAGACGCATCGAATAAATACCCAGACGATAGGGCCTCTATCTGTTGAGCTTCACAGCCTTCCGGTAAATCCGGATATATTTCTTTAAGATTCTGTGACTCTATCCATGCTGAAAATTTCTCGTAAAACGAGCTATTCTGGATGTTCTCAGCTCTATCCATGGAATAATATTCTCTGCTGCTGAAATTGAACTGATATTGCCTTAATTCGCTTCCATCTATGTACCTTTGTACAACCGGGTCAAACGGTGCTACTTCAATGCAGTATTCGCAAGGCTCATTTCCCAGTGCGTCTACCCTGAATACACCATCTTTTAAGAGAGGACACGCCGATATATAGTCAGTAATGCCCTTGATAATTGAATCTGCTGACATTGCTATCCTCCAATCTTTTTTGCACCATCAAGTATGTTCTTTTTTTCCACAACTTTCATTCTCTCGAACCATTTGCCACCTCGGTTTGGGTCGTATGGTCTTGTCTGAGCGGTATCGTAGTACTGCATACGCGCATATGGAGCTATATACTCAACAATTCCACTTCCCACTTTGGTGCCAAGCTTTCCGGATTTCTCTAACATTCCTGTTTTGAACGGTACTCTGGGGCTACACAATCGTAGCACCTCAGAGTCAACATATTTTTGCACCCGGCTAAATCCTTGGTTTCTGTTTTTTGCAAATGACGGATCCCACTTTAGCTCCGCTTTGCCATTTTTGCCTTGAATGATAGTTCCTTGTGGTGTTCTTATTGTCTGTACTGCCATTATGCCCCGCCTATCCTCCAGTGCTTAATATGGTCAGAGCCACGCTCTGTATTATCAGCATAGGTTCTGACTGTTATTACCTTTCCGTTTCTCTTTAGTTCCTCTATCTTTGAGGGCTCAATTATCAATTCTGTGCTGTGGTTTCCGCGCACAATATAAGCGTTTCGCTGAATTGTCCAGTATTTCATGGCGTCAGAATCATTTAACTGCTTGTAAAGATGTTCTTCTAGGTACGTTCTGTCACTTTGGATTACTGCATTTTTAGGTATTCTAATTGTGCATGAGTCGTTATCCGCTCTATCGTCAGTTCCGCCCACTGATTTTGTCTCAATGAATGACACGCCCTGTATCAGGGTTGGAATATAGGCTTCCCTGCGAGTAGCTTTGTTGACTCGCTTATTAAAGAGAGTGATTTCCTGATTGAACATCATATTTGCTCGACCTCCCTCTGTATGTCAGCCCGGTTCCGCTTAGGTATATCTTGATATCTCGTAATGCATTCTTCTCTAAATCCTCCAGTTTGTTGTTGGCGTATGTGACTGACCAGCCATCCAGGGATTCGGATTGTATAGTGCTGTTTTGGGCGTGTGTGAATTGAGCATGCTTATCAATGGTGCTGCATAGAGCTTTTTTAACGCAGTCCGGTATGTCCGTCATGTTCCTTAGTCTTTGAAATGTCACTGTGTCAAGCAGGGCTGTTGCCCACACGAGGCTTTTATCGAACTCAGCCTCAGTCAGTTGTCCGCCGATAGACACGTAATAATCATAGTCGGCATATGACTTGAAATTTGCATCTTCTGACATTTTAGCTTCACCTCCTATGGAATTATGGTTAATACAATAAAAATGCCTCTAGTGGCTATTTCTGTGCGTCAGTGGATGCTTTTGCAGCTTTCTTTGTATTTGATTCATCAATAGCATGCTTATTTGCTGCTTTTAAGTCCTTATTCTCTTTCTCGAGCTCTGCAATCTTTTTGTCAGCACTCTCTGCATACTTGGCAGCCTCATCCAATTTAGCTTTTAAGTCCTCATTCTCTTTCTCGAGCTCTGCTAACTTCTCTGTTGGCTCTACATGCTCGTGGATCATATTGCCTTCAAGGTCTGTAATGGTATATCCAAGAGCTATATATGCTGATTTCTTTTCGTCAGGGATTCTAAGTACCCTGTTGCCTTTTCTTGCCTTTAACATGGCTTTACCTCCTTAAAATGCCCCACGTATCACTACGCGAGGCTTGATTCTTAGGCTTCTGTGATATTGAAGTCTATTGCATCGAGTTTTGTCGGGAGTGCGAATACATCCTCAAATGACTCCTCGAAGTAATCCCACTTGCCTTCTGAGCCTGCTGAAGGTGGATCCAACTGAGCAAACTCGTAATGAATAGGTGTAATAACAGCAAGCGGATGTACCATGAACATGTTAATCTGCTTAGCTGAGGTGTCTACGGCCCATCCTTCGGTGAAATCGTACAGAGTTTTCATCATGTCAGATGGTACTGATTCTGGGATTTCAAGCTCATCTATAGCTGTGATTCCACGCTTTATAGCCTGTGATGAAGTCGCATCGAGCGTTCTGTAGATACTCTTGGCATTGTTGATCTTAGTCCTTGTATCAGGTGTAACATAAAGGATACGTCCAGCTCTAGGTACTCTCTTTTCGTCCATACGGCACATCATAGAGTCGATAACCTCCAGCACGTTCTCTTCTGTGAGAACTGTCTTGTCGGCAGTTTTGCTCTTCCCTGTCCAGTCTGCATATACTTTAGATACGCAATAAGCGTTCATCTCCGGAAATTTCTGCTCGTTGTTAAAAACCTGAGTGATGTTAGCGATAGATGCAACCTGGTTTGTCTCGTCGATATCTCTAGGATGTACGAGTGTGCCCCATGTACGATGATTGTCAAGCGTTAATGTCTCCCATGAATTGTTGAAATTGCGCTTTTTTGTTCCGATGGTGTCTCTGTCTCCATCAACACGACCGCTTGTAGCGATTGTAGGAATCTTGATAGTAGATGAGTCTACCCATCTATAACGACCATTGTTCGGTGTCGAAAACAGCTTGCCAAAATATAAGACATAAGGGAACTGCTGTTCCAATGCCTGCTGGTAACCTGTTGCGTAGTTGAGTGGTGATTTTGTGAATGCCATAAATTAACCCTCCTTAATTCTCTTTTGGCTGTCTAATTCGAGTAAAACCTGCTCCAAATCCTGCTTTTAAAAACGGATTTTCGTTGATTTGCTCTGTACCTGTTGTGCCTGCTGCAAATCTCGGCATCGGTGGAGTCTCTGGATGATCTTCCGGAGCCGGCTTCGGTTCTTCCTCCGTTACAAACGCTCCTTTGTAATCGTCATTTTCCATTAGCTTTTGCATGTATTCGTCTGCTCCGACGAATTTTCCATCTTTCATCTGGAAATCCTGCTTTTTAAATGCATTTAAGACGCCCTCTCGTGCCGGCTTTGACGTGAAGTGATATCCGGTCATGAACATCTCCTCAGCGTGAGCTCTCTGTTCTGCTGCAAGCTGGTCTTTAAGTTGCTGTGTGTCTGTGTTGTACTTTTTTTCCCAATCAGACACGCTTTTTTTGATGCCCTCGATATCCTGATCTTTGAACGAGTTAATTGTTTTATTAGCTGTTTCAAGCTGTTTTTTAACTCCTTCGAGCTCAGTTCCCCTCGAGTCAAATTTGCTCTTTGATACATAATCTCCGCCAGAGAGATCAACTACCTTGATGTTCTTATCTGCATCGATAGCCTTTTCCAGTTCTGCATATGTCATTGCTTTTGGTTCTTCTCCCTCTTTTGGTTCACCAAAGAGTGCCTTTAAAAATTCGTAAGCCATGTCTACTTACCTCCTGATATTTGATTTTTCGCTGATTTAGTTTAAATTCCGGTTCACTCCGGCATTGCTATCTTGCTTTTATATCTCTGCAAGCTCGAGAATAGAGTAGTTTATATGCCATTCCTCCAGGGCAATATAAAAGCAGACTACCTTTTATTGATAATCTGCTTTTTAAATGCCTCTCTGAGCTCCATATTGTGCCAGATAAGCGTTTTTATTTGGTTGTATGAGTGTTTCTCTGTTTTTCCCTTATAAGCCCTTATTTAGCCTATTTAACCCATAGGTTGGGAGATAACAGGATCACCGCCTTTCTAACCTTTTGATTTATCATCAACAAATACCCAGTCTTTTGCAGCCATATCTGTTTGCGAAGGTGTCCAAGGTACAATTCCTTTTGGTGCGTTCTCATTGTCTGTCTTGAGTCCTGTTGTCACAATGAATACATATGACTGTGTCATTTTGCTGTGTTCATCAGGGAACTGCATTTCAAGGTAGATTCCTTTTCCATTCCAGCCTTTTCTTGCAACGCGCATACCTCTTTCGAGGTACTTATAGGCATCGCCAAACGAGAATGTAGCCTCTCCGCCCAGCTGAGGACAATTATTTTCATCTGCAAGCTGCCATTCATCAGAGAGAATGTTCTCCAGTGTGTAGAGCACTCTGTCTGTTTCCCGGATGTCGAGCTCTTCACCTTCTTTCGTGTGCATAATAACTGTCTCTTTTTCTGGATTCCAGTACCAATATCCGCCCCATGACGGTAATTTAACCTTTGCGCCGGCTTTCATCTTGTCGAGTGCTTCTCCAAACTCCATGTTCGGTTCGTATTCAGTAGCGAACAGGGCTTCTGTAATATAGATTTCAGGGCAGTTATTGTGGACCAGATCCTCATTGTAGGTCTTATTAATATACTCCATTTTCTGCTCTACATTCGGATTTACTATAGTCTCCTCTTCTCCGGTCGGCATGTGAATGTAGAGAATAACGCAACTTAATTCATCCGATTTCTTAGCATCTGCGTACTTGTCAAATAGTTCTTTCTTTTTCATGTTTTGCATTTCCTTCCTTAAATTTTTTGTATAAAAATACCGTCACAGTAGTTTGTGACGGTTTGTAACTCCTATTCTTCTGTATGACATGTATTTGTTATTTTACCGTATACATCCTCATAAAGTTCCTGCTTGTCACCGTTGTAGGTGTACTCAGCATAGATGCCATCTCCACTGATAGTCGTAGATGCAAGACACTTGTAATTCTGGAGTGTTTTGCATGACCATACCACGAATACATTTCCAAGGTCGATCTGAACCTCCGGTCTGTTCTTGTGGTACCATTCAACGAGTTTCTTCTGTGCTACACTCTCGAAGTGAGCCATTCCTGTAATAATCATAGTTGACCTCCTAATTTGATTTTTTATTCGCCCATACAGCCTTTTGGGCTGTAGACCTTCCAAAGTTGACTATCTTTCCGCTGCTATCCTTGTATGCAATAACTTGAGTTCTGTTACTCTCGTAATCTCTGCTTGTATCCTTGCAGAATTTCTTGAGCTCTTTCTCCTTGGACTTAAGCTTTACACTCTCGGCCTCGAAATCATCCCTAATACAGCTTTCTAATTCTGAGTTGGTAGTTTCTTTGATTGCGGCATCGTAACTTGCTAAAATACGCTTAATCGAGCGAATATCACGCTCTATAGCTCTTTGTATCTGACTACATTCGTAATCAGTGAGCATATTGCCGTTGTATTCATACTTAGCTTTATCATAATCCGCAAGAGTTTCTTTTGAATATCCCGGCTTTGATATGCCTGGCCAAAATGGGTAGAAGCTGTGTCTACAATTCCAGCCGCATAGCCCTGCTCCTGTCCCATATCCTGTTGATTCCTCAAAATTTGGATAATCCGGGGACGAGCCATGAATCTTGAATACTCTGCCTTGCCATTCCGCATGTGAAGGTCTAGCTCCGACATGTGCTGTCGTTTCATAGTATTCGACATCCATATCCTCGGCGTAAAGTTCTGTGAGTTTGCCCGCTGTCTGGTTTACTCCTGTCAGGACCGAACGTCTTATTGCAACATCAAGTTGCGAATGATGCCCTTTTCCATAGAGTACGTAGCTTCCGTCCTGTGCAGATTCCTTGATAGCCTGTCTGATTGCCTCATAGTACGAAAAGCCTCCTGATGTTACTTTCATGTAGGCTTTATTCGTAGCCTCTAAATAAGCTCCTCCTACGGTTGAACCGGTAGTCATTGTAAGATTCTTAATATCGCCGTTGGTCTTTGCTATTGCAGCTTCTAGTACCTGATTCATAGCCGGTGATAGTTTCAGGTCGATATCATACCCGGCCTTCAACAGAGGCTGTGCGTCATATTTAACTCCTTTACGAGCTGAGTCTTGAAAGATTCTTTTTACCTCAGCTTCAGATTTTCCGGATATTCTTGCAACATCTTTCACAATGTCCTGCATGAGTTCTCCATTCTCTCTGAGCTGTTTAACCTGCCATTTAGCACTATCAGTCATTTTCCCGGTCTTTACTATCCTGCGAGCTATATCTTCCGCTAACGCCTGGTTCAAGGCGTCATACATGCCTAGGAGATAATCAGTGCAGGACGCCAGGTATTCCGGTGTCAGCATGTGCCCTCTGAGTCAGGATTACGAATATGATAAAAAGGGCATGAGCTTTTTATCTCTTCTGTGCACTCCTTTGGGTTTTCATCGCAGTCAGGACACTCATGAATAAAAAAAGTAGGCTCCCTTGCCTGCTCATAATAATGTACCATAGCGCACCTCCTATTCTTCCGGTGGGTAGTTCTGTGGCTCTGCCTCCGGTAAATATTTTTTTGCTTCTTCTTCCGTGCATCCAAAATACCATGCATAGAACATTTCTATCTTCATTTTTCCGGCAAGGACCATAGACCATCGCCTCTGATACTCCACATCTGTATCTTCCAATATTGCATCGCCCCAGTAGCATGTTTTCTCTATGTCCCCCGGCGGCACTATCTGATATAGGTCGCACAAGGTTCCCATGATCTCTATCAAGATTCCCAGGCCATCGTCCCATGCTTCTTGCATACGGCTTACCGTGTTATATGACCTTTGCTTTGATGTCTTGATTTCTGTTGCTGTTTTCTCGATACTTTCGGGGTTTGATATGGTACCATATGCAAGTCCCACAAGGAACTCTACATGCCTGAGCTGTTCCTGTAGTCCATGATACAGAGCTGTATCTCTTATTTCCGGGCTGAATACGTTAAAAAATCCATCTGTGCTCTTTCCTTCAAAGTCGTATGTTCGGTAAAGTCGTTCGCGTCCACGTGGCAGTTTCGGCTTGCCATCACGGTCGATGTCAAACAAATCGTCCGCCGCATCAATGGCTGTCTCTTTTGAAGCATATTCCCATTTGATACGTGTGTACTGCTCGTCTGCTCCCTGTATCGCTTCAACAGCTCGAGAATATACCGAAGCTCCTAGTGGTGAGTGTGGGTCTATGTTATTGCCCTTTGGCATCTTGATGTAAATAAATAAGGGCTTGTCGATGCCCTCAATAAATGTTACCGGTTCCAGTCCGGCCCATTCATCAACTGTATCTAGTGATGTTTCCTGCATGAACGGATGCTCGGCACTTATCTGATCGTCTTCTGTTGTCATGGTGTTTAACCGTTCTGAGCGGTACGCCTTATTGATAACTCTATAGCCGCCATCTTCCAAATTATGATGTTCGAGCCTGGTGTACATGTAATCGCCCACCCTTTTGGTCTCTATAAAAACAGCTCCTGTGATGTCCTTATCACGAAATGCTGTCGGGTAAAATCTGTTTGCATCAACAACATCTAAAATAATCTTATCCGGTTTTCCTGTTACCGGGTCGCTGCCGGACACATACGGCTTTATAGCAACTCCACCTAATGCGCACCACATTTCCATGATCGGTGTCAGGTGTTTTAGAAACATCTGCAGCTGTTTGTTCAAAAAATCTGCTCTCTGGCTTCCTTCCAAGCTCAGCTTAAATTCTGTCAGAGTCAGTCTCGCGAACTCCTCAGATATGCTTGACGGCAGGTTCATGGACTTTGTATCTTCTTTGCCGCCTATCCAAGGTGCTTGATTCTTATACATCTCTAACCAAATAGTGATAGCATTATCCATGACCCCGGATGTTGCTATCTGTATACCTAGTTTTTTCTCTAAATTTTGCTTAGGGAACAACTTTCCCACCACCTTTCTTATAAAATCCGCTATCACATGTTTGCACCTCCCTATTTCTTAATATATTTCTTGATGTCTCGCTCGAACGTGTACTCGAATGCATCCAGTGAGTCTATATCGCTTGTGCCATCATCTACTCTCTCCAGTTCCAGGCTCTTAGGATTCCATACCGCCATGCTCAATGCCTGCTCGAGTGAATTACAATCCTCAGTTATCTGTAGTCTCTCCTGTGCCGCAAGTGATGTTGTAGCAAAAATTCTATCAGTAATCTTTGACTTGAGAGCGTTTACAATCTTGATGTCTCCATGACCACTTTTCTGTAACGCTGTCTTGAAACCCCTTATTAGCACCTGTTCGGCTGAGTCTGCGTATATCTTGGTAATATATCCGTATTCATCAATAACAGCCTCTATGAAGCGTATAAACAGCTCATTCAGCTTTTTAGGGTCAACGTCAAGTATTTTCTCGCCGGTATCAGGATCCAGTTCGCCCTCTACATACCTGCGTGATTTTAATGCTATGAGTTTTTCATATCCCTGTGTTTCTCCGATTGCTATAAAGGCATGTCCGGAGCCATTACCACCAAAATCAACTCCTACATGGATGTGGAATATTTCGCCCTTTTTAGCCATCGTTATAGCTTTTTCTTTAGGTATTCTGAACTCATTAACCTTAGATGCTATTGCTGTTGCAAGTCTGGTGTAAATAAGTCCTTCTGCAATAGTTCTCTTCCCCAGGATGTCCCTGATGTACCATATGCTGTCCTTATCATACTGGCTTATGATTTCTTCCAGTCTGTCGGGTGTGATGTTGATATTATCAAAGATTGTCATGTGGGCGTAATTGTAACCGCCTTTCAGGATTCCTTTTTCTGCTTTCTCCGCGTACTTATCAATGTAATTAACGTATATCGGGGCTTTCGGGTGTTCTGGGTTTAAATCCCAGAATATTTTACGCCTCTGAGACGCTATAGTACGGTTGAAAGCCTCTTTGATAGTATTGTCATGATGTAGGTTAATCTCTGTTGCTATCCACATGCCATAAGAGTTACCACGGATTTTCTGAAAACTTGCGGATGAACCGCCACCGGCGAAAATAACTATCTTCTCCTTGAAGTTAGTATAAGGACCTCTTATAGCCAAGGCATCGTTATCCTTGTAAGAAGTCCATCTGCATTGTCCGCGAAAAATATGCTCGAGTCCAAACCCGTTCGCGTCACCTATATTCAGTTTAGCATTGGCCATTGTGGATCCGGTAGCCAGATGAAATTTATCTGGAGTGTCGCATAGTTCTTTTGCAAAAGCCATAATATGGTCAACGGTCTTTCCAGAACGCACAGCCCCTTCCAGAATGTTGTACATGTTATCTTGGCATTTTCTGATGTATTCCAAATGCTTATCCGCAAAGTGATACGGTATCTGTTTGGTCAGCAGGACCGGTATACCATCGTTGAGCATCGAGAGCCACCGCTCGTAGCCCCATATCTTCTCTATAATCTCCGATACATCCTCAATCTCAACACCCTCTCCTGACTTCTGTTTCTTTTCATACTCAAACTGAGCCTCTCTGAGCTGTAGTTCCGGATTGTAGCCGGCGGTATCTCTGCAGTATGCCATAGCTGCTACATTACCTTTCATGGCTGTCTGTACTGCCATGATATTAACTACGTCTCCCAGAGTCCAACCGCTTGGGTCTATTCCTAGCTTCTGTAATTGTTCTTCCTGTTTGGGCGATATATCCAGCTCCAGAATGGTGCGCATCGACTGCCTCAAGTCTCTTTTTTTTCGTCTTGCCACTCCCGATGCAACTCCGCCTTTTCTGCTTAGGGCCTCGGCTTCGTCTCGGGGTCTGTTCTGTACTAGGTTTTGCTCATTCGCCACACCTCCACCTCTCTTCTATAACGTCAAGAGAGCCCATATCCACCTCATATCGGCTTTCTATGGACTCTCTTTATATTTTTATTGTCTATGTAGTTTAATGTGGCTTATTCGCCATATAACAGCGCCAATGTCTGTTTTCCTGTATTAATCGCTCCCATGACATCGGTACCGATTTGTTTGTAGAAGTCCGGATGAACCATACACTCATACGCTCTCGACATCTTTTCTCTTTGCTCTTTTGTCACATTGATTCTGAAATCTTTTGCTATCCTCAGTGCTTTTTTCATATCCCCGGCCTTTATAGCCTCTCTAACAATATCGGTTTTCTTTGTCATGGTCTCCGCCTCCTTATTTCATTCTGTACTTTTCATACGTTCTAGGTGTCCACTCACATCCGTTATGTGTCGGATCTGTCTCTTTGCCTCTCTGGAACTCCGGCAATCTCTGCTCTGTCTTTCTGTCCAGTCCGCCGTTTCTTCTCTCATGGTCGAAATATCCGCCCCAGTCGCCGTAGTCAAATAAATTCATCTGCCTTGGCTCCAACGCTTCCTGCTCATCATGGTACATATCAAGCTCTGTCTTTCCGGCTCTCTTTCCTTTCCATGTATGGACATCGTACACATATCCCGGAATGTCTCTTGCGTCTCTCATCCTAAGACTCTCTACCTGCTGATAATCAACAAACTCGTCAAATTCTTCATCCGTCAGGTTCCTGTCTCCCCACATGAAATTGCAGGCTACGTAATCTGCATCCCTGTTTTTCCTTGCCATGCACAGTAAGATAACTGCCTTTGCTATGAATAGGTCGTTTGTCTCTCCCATCTTGGCTTTCTGGTTTACCAGCTCATCCGCCTGCTGTAATGCTATGATTTCCTTAGTCATTATTCCGTAGCAGTCCTCAGCTGATACTGTTAATAATCTCTTCCAGAGGTATTTGCGAAATTTTCCTCCGAGCTCGTTTGCTGCATATGCTGCATGTGGAATATCGCATCTTCTTATAGCCTTCTGAATCATTGAACTCATCTCGAACAAATCATATCCGTTTGGTGTTTTAATGTTATAGCCCATCCTTTTAATCCTCCTGATGTTTGGTGTTGTTCTTTCTTGACTTTATGTTACCGCCATCAGGTACATCGAACAAGCGTTCTTGAACATTTAATTCATTTTCAGCAATAGCACGAATGTGATGTACTTTTCAGCTCCGCACATTTGTTATCTTTGTACATTAATGTGAGCCGTGTTCTTCTTGAAGTCGTAATCGTAGTACTGGCCCCACTTATTCATCATGGCGTATTGTATTGATTCATGAACCGACCGGGGTTCTGCGTATCCATCGTTGGTGTCCATCGTTGCCTGAGTGCAATAGTAAACCGGCTGGAGGATAACTCTGTTAAGCAATAACTCCTGCATTGCCATATCTATATCACTGGTTGCAGGGTCTTTTTCGTTATATTTTGCTTTGAAAGCTTTTTTATTCACCCAGCGTATATGCCCCGGCATAGCCTTAAACTGCCATTCCTGGTGATATACATATGGTGCCGGCTGTGGATTGTCATATGCGAGCCCTAAATCCAGGTCATATAATACCTGGGCTATCCTCTCGCACTCTGCTGTCGCTGTCTCCCTGTCCAGTTCACCGTTAGTGAACCTTATCGGGGCTCTATAATCCATCCTGTAAAGCATTTCTTTTACATCATCATCCACTATGCAGATAACATCTTCCGGTGTGTTCTCAATGATCCAGTAGAACGTAGACATAAAATCATGCACTTTTCCATGTGGTATAACGAGCAATTTGTCGCATCCTGCATCCCGGTACTGCTGTTCTTCTTCCTCTCTCACCACATAAGTGCAATATTCAAATACGTTTTTTGTCATAATGGCATGAGGTCTCATGTATGACATGACGTAAATATTAAATGTAATACTCTGCTTCATAGTATTTCTGCATCTTTAAGCCCCACTTAAGGACCGTATTCCATGCTTCCTCTTTGTCCAGAGTTCCAAGGAGCTGCTTGCACCTCATGTATACAAGATTTGCCCCTGCTTTCCAGGCAAAGCCTATCGAAGCGTTAATCCTTGGATTACACTCCAGTAGCACCGGTTCAGCCTTTTCAAAATCATCGAGCGAACTCTCCCTGTCGGTTTTCTTTAGAATGAAGTCAAAGCATGCGTTACCGTCCAGATTTGTTTCTTCGCATATTTTATGAACAATTCCAAACGCTTTCCGGTTTGGCACAATCTCACCGTTTACCACGGCTCCATATTCCATGTCATATCCTACATATCCAACCATGCTTATCACTTCTCCGTGATCAGCAAGAACACAAACGCTATAGTCGATTCCGGGTGTATATTCCTGTACTATCACCTCATGTCCCATAGCGACAATCTTTTCAAAGTCGCTGTATGATATATAGCGGTTAATTCCGCATCTGTTGTACAAATTAATGTCATATGCTTTTTGGTTGTCTATAATACAGAATCCTGCTCCTCCGCATTTACCGGATATCTTACAGCAAACCTTCCGTCCTTTTCTCATCAGCTCTGAATATGACTTTTCCGCCATTACCAGATTATCGCAAATGTACTGTTTCGGCATGTACTTCTCGTACTCCATGCCAAAAGCTATTTTATCATTCAGGAGTTTGATTGATTCCTCACCTGAGACAGATACATGCACTCCCATCTCTTCAAATTCCTGCTTGTGCTTTGCCATAAGCTCTAATTCAGCCGTAATATACGGTATGATGATGTTTGTATTGGTTTCTTCACAAACTCGCTTTAAAAACGGAATATAGCCCTCATCCGTAATCGGCGGGGCTACATATTGGTATCTGGTTCCGTGTCTCAGCAGTTTGTTTTTATCCATGTTTACAGCTACAACATCAACCTCGACACCATCATCATTTTGTGTCAAGGCGTCAACAATTTCTTTTGAATGCTTCGAGCATCCTGTAATTAGTACTGTTAATTTAGGCATTTTACCCCTCCTGTTGTGTAATTTGCTATTATATCTCTTAATTTTGTAGTATATTTTGCCATTCCGGTCACTTCATATCTGTCGTTTACCTTTAACACCGGTAACGGTTCGTAGATAAAGTTTCCTTTCATCGACAGCGAATAGGCTCCGCAGTTCTGAATATGCACTATGTCACCAATACGAGGATATATATGAGCATTTCTGCTGATAAAATCCTCCTCCATGCAAGTATATCCGCATATTGTGGTTTTGGAGTAATTTGCATCGCGTGTGATATTTTCAATCGGCAGATCTTTGTAATCAGCTATCATTCCACAGTCATAAGAGCTCACTGATAATGTTGCAACCAGTCCGTCTCGAATTTCTTTAACATTTTCTATTCTTGCAAGAACTGTAACCGCATCAGCTATCAGTGCTGTACCCGGTTCGAGAATCAGCTCCGGCATTGTCCCTCTTGACTCTGCATAGTTATTCATCTCAGCTCCTACTATTTCAGCATAATCCTTAAATGTTGGGATTTCTCCGAACTGAGCCACCAGCTCCGGAACCATTCGGCCATACATATGTCCGCCCAGGTCAATATATTTCAAAGGATATCCAAGTTCTTTTTCCAGCTTTTCTGCAATTCTTAAAACATACTGTGTTTTTTTCTTCCAGGTATCGAGAGATCTGCTTCCTCCCACATGGCAGTGTATTCCAGCAAGCTTGTGTCCTTCTCTTCCGAGCCTTTTTGCTGCTCCCAACGCTTCTACTTCGTTCATGCCAAACCTGCTATCCTCGTAGCGTATTCTTATACCCACTTCCAGATCCTTTATGTCAACCTTTTCCGCACTATTCAGGAAAAATCTGAGGGCATCTGCTGATTCTATATTAACCTTGCCATTGGAGCGTGCCACTTCGAGCATGGATATATCAGGTATGATGCCGTTGTATATAATCTCTCTTCCTGATACTCCTACCGCTTTTCTTGCTATATCTTTTTCCATCGGAGATGTAACCTCTGCATATCCTCCCAGTGTGTGAACTATGCTTCCTATCTCAGGCATCCAGTTCGTCTTGTACGAATATCCGATGCTGGTGTTAGGATATATCTGTCTAAACTCGTTCTGCAGGTCTGTAAAATTGCGTATGAACCTGTCAGCGTTAAACAAATACGCGCCTCTCATCGAGTTATTTCTCATTATTTCTGCTAAATTCTTTCTCTGCAGCTTCTTATACTCCATCTATGCCCCATCCTTCCTGTTTGTGCTCTTCTTTTTCTTTACTAACCGGCTTCATCACGATATCGTCATACCATATGGAGCGCGCTCTAATCTTTCTGGTCGGTGTTACTATGGTTTTCTTTCCCTCAAGGCCTAAATCCCTGATTAAATTGAGATAGTCCACCTCATTTCTGCATACAATCATTACATAATCGTATTTCTCATACCTTAGATGTTCCATCGCATCAAGGTTTTTATTTTTCGGACCCTTTTCCTTAGCATCTATGCCAAGGTCTAAAGTCAGGTCTGCTGTCCATTCTGACAAAAGATTCATGTCCCAGTCGCCAGCATGTGTGTTGTCTTTAATATTAATTGCCCTAAGCTCGGATTCTGTATAGCCGTACAGCTTTTTGACAAGCACTGTCGCTTCCGGGTTGTTCCTTTTCATGAGCTCAACCCTCTGATTGCCGGCAATAATATTGTCGTTCTCATCCAACAGGATCAGACCAAAATCGCCCAACGTTTCAAGTGACTGTTCAAGCTCCTCGGCCTTTTTCTTTCTGATTTTTCTCGGATTGCCAAAGCCATTTTTTATTTTCTGCACCGGGAAATTTTCAATTACTTCAATTCTTTTCTCCATGATTTGTTTCTCCTCTCCATCAATTACTGTTAATTGCATAATAAAAAGACCGCTGAGGGAATCGGCGGTCTTTCTATCGGAGTGCTTTTGTAAAATGTCTGAGCTACTGTCGTTGTTCTCTTTTTCTCCCATTTGGAGGAACACCCGGGGCAATGGGTAGTCCATAGCAAAAGGCTTGCCCCGGGAAAATTCATGGGAAAAAAGAGCACTTCCATAGCACCTGCAATCAATCAACAGAACTTCTTTCGTCATTCTGTATCATTTTTTGCAATTTACACTATATCATTAGTCATTATGACGGTCAAAAGAAATAAAAAGGAAATTGCCATTATGCTAGTCCTTGATTTCATACAACACCATTGCATCTAATCCAAAAAACAGTGTTGTAAGCTCGTTCCTGGCTTCCTTTGCATCTTTCTGTATATTGCTGATGTCGGTCTGGTAGAGTTCAGCAATTTCCTTGGTGGATTTCTTTGCGTTCTCCCTATCGAGATACATATAATAAATCACAAACCATCTTCTTTTCACCGGTTCCTGTGGTGATTTCAGGCAGTTCTCCTTATATACACCTAACATCCGGTCTACATGTGCCATAATGAACTTAACTGCATTTACTCCTCTGTACTGCCTATGTAACGTCTTATCATCATCGAAAATGTGAAATTTGGTCATTACATCCATATTCATCAGTGTTTCATCGACCTGCTCCGCTTGTTCCAGCGTTACTATCGCCTGATCTGCATAGTCTTTCAGCTTTGTGTAGTTCTCTAGTAGCTTCTTTGTTCGGAATAGTAACCCTCTCCATTCCGCTTTTTTCTTCTGTTCCTCAAGATTGATATATTTTGCGACTCCATCTTCGACAGCGTTCTGACATATCTTGCGCAATTCCTCTTGATTGAGGGTTATCTGTTTGCTTTTACCCATTTCATACCTCCCGGTGCTCTGCTTGACATTTTTTTGTTATTTGGTATCATGTAATTACCATTCTTTTACACGATTCCCTGGTCTGCGTAAGCGCCGGGGGATTTTTTATTTCCGCCTGAATTGTTTAGCGTATTTACATGTAGCAAAATGTGATATGTAACCATACCCGTCAGCGTGTTCGGCGTCGTTCGTAACCGTTCCGGCTACCACATTACCATTTCTCAGCACTATCCTGTCTTTCCCTCCGCACTTGTAGTTTACAAAGTTGGTGTTGACCGGCATTGATTTACCAGATTTCATCCTCAGGAACATTATCTGAGCTCCGCATCTTGAGCAACGTGTAATCGAGCTGCTGCTACTCTTCATCTTCTTCGCCTTCTTCCATTGGTTCATCATAATCGTAATCGCCACTCTCGGCTTCATCTGCGCCCATATCCGGCTCTTCATCCGGAACGTCAATAAAATCTGTGTCTATCGGTTCATCCTTGCTCTCCGGGGCTGGTAGAGTGTTATTTGGGCCCGGTAATGCGTTTCCACCCGATTCTTCATTACTGTCGCTTTTAAGCGTATCTTCAAAATCCGGGTCGAAAATGCTTCGCTGTGTTCCTCCGGTGATGTTCTTCAGCACGTATCTCTGCAGTTCATCATCCCACTGCAAATCCATTCTGATATCATTTTTGCTATCCAGTGAGTTTTTAAGCGGTACCGATGTTGTTACCTTATGCTTGATAACCGGACGTCTGATTACACGTACCGTTCCGTCATTCTTATCTACCAAATCCTCTATCAGCGTCAGGTCTACTTTAAGCGTAATGCTTCCTTCTTCTGATTCAGCAGTTTTCATCTTTTCAAGCAGTTCCTGCATAAGTAAATCAAAGTTGTCCCTTGCACTGCTAAATACATCGCTATCAAGTGAAAGTTCTTTATAATCCTTTGTTGCTGTTGCCATGCTTATTGCATCCTATCTGCCTTATTCCGGCTTTCAATCGCATTTGTCTATAGTTTGTATCATTACTTCAACTCGTGGCTTTTCTGAGTAAAATTTGCGCACCTGACAATCTACTATCTGGGTATCATCCCTGTAAGCTATCTTATTAAGCGAATCCGCTATTATTTTGATTACATTGTCCATATCAGGCTTCTTAGTCGGTCTTATGTCTCCACTCAGCATAGCTGCGTGTCTTTTTTTGGATGCTGATTTAGGTATGCTGTAATATGCCTTTATCCTCATATCTAGCATTGCATCATCCGGAAACATCTGCTCGCCACATGCCTGCGTATACTCCATCTTTACCAGTGTTTCATAATTAACGGTGTCCTTGGGTGTAATAGCATGTCCGGTATTTCTGCAGAATCTTGGCCTGCCTTTTCCTTTGGGCTCTCCCATTACGGTAAAATTAATTCGCATTTTTGTTACCTCTCGTGATATAAAATAAGTTTCAGGATTACTCCAACAAGCCTTTCATCCGTCCGAACCTTTCCTCTGCTTCCTGCACCCTGAAAGACGTTCCGGACACCTCAACCGGGTAGCATGTCTCAAATATCCTGTCGTATACTCTCTTATAGCGTATATCCGCCTTGTAAAGCGTTTCTTCCAGTGTCAGGTTGGTTGTCAGTATCATCGGTTTATTTGCCCTTGTACGGCTGTCTATAACGTTGTATACCTTTTCAAGAGCGTAGTCTGTACTTCTCTCGGCTCCTAAATCATCAATGATGAGTAGTGATGCACTGTTGAGTATCTGGATATAATTAGCTTCATTGCTGTTACATTGGATGTCCTGCAGGATTTTAACGAACGATGTCATGATTACCGGTATATTCTTATCCATCAGTGCATTTGCTATGCAGGCTGATGTGTAGCTCTTTCCGGTACCAACCGGGCCATAAAATATTAAACCCTGATTGCTGGCTTTCATTTCGCTAAATTTCTCCACATAGTTTAAGGCAATCTTGTGTGCCTCCCGGTTCTCCGGTCTGTCTCTGTAGCATGAGAAGGAAGCTGTTTTAAATTTGCTCGCCATCATGGATGCGCCTTTGAGCCTGTTAATCTCAATCATACGTTTCTTGTACTCGTTCTCCTTCTTGATTTTCTCGTTTTCCTCCTGCTTGCATTTACACAGGCATGGGACAACCTTCTGGAATGTTCCAAGCTCAATTCTGTACTGCTTCTTACCTCCACATCTGCCACACCTGTACAGTCCATCCTCGCCCAGCTTATCCTCCGGGTTAATTTTGTTAATATCATCCTGCTTAAAATTCAACGGTAACAGTCCTGAATAATTGCTCATTAGATCTCATTCCTCCTGCATTCTTCTAACACTCGTGTAAACGGATTCTCACCCTTCTCGAACTTCCGGACCGGTTCTGATGTATATGGAGTGTACTGCGTATATGCCGTATTCTGCCGTTCCTGTGTATCAGGTTCCAAATAGTCCATAAACGGCTTTGTGTCGCTTAGAAACGTCTTTGGATGCTTGATAAAACGGGTTTCTGTATGTTCCGCCTCGCATGTGGCTCTATAATTCTTTGCTGCCTGCATGAGCTGTTCATCCGTATACCCTTCTTTCAGCCTTGTCTTGTATTTCTTGAAGGCATTTTCCTTTTCGACCTTCCTTGGATATGAAGCCCAGAACTCCTCAAATTCCGGCGTATATTCTATTGCTCTCTTTGCCTTTTTCTTTGGCTCCGGTTCCGGTTCGGGTTGTTCCGGCTTGTTTTCCGTCTCGGTCTCCTGTTGATTCTGCCTGCAATCCTCAAATGCCTCATGTGGTATATCACAGCTTTCTTCCGGCTGTTTCTCCTGCTCTTGCTGCGCTTTCCGGGCTCGGTACTGTCTCACTCTCTCGGCATCTTTTTCTCTCCTGTCCTGACCGCTCATATAGTCTATGTAATAGCTTCTCCAGTCTGTCCAGTCATGCACCGACAGCCCTCTGTCACCTCTGTCTATCCATCCGCAGTCTATCAGATTGCTTACTATGCCCGGTATATCCTCCAGTCTGTCCGGAGTAAACCCCGGGCGGAGCGCATCCTCTACGTCCTCAGTGTCTGCTGCTACGATTGTTCCGTGGCTGTCGGTATTGTCAACAGCCCACAGCCACAGTCTAATCAGGATTCCGATAGCTTCGTTCTGACTGATATTTGATTTTTTTGCAAAGTTTCTCAGTTTTCCACCTATCAGCTTCTGATCTACCGTTATCCATGCCATTTACTCAACCTCCAATTACAATGTTGCTGTCAGGTCTGAAATGCCGATAGGTGCTTTCAGTACCTTTGTATTTCTGCAATATAAGCACTGCTCGCATCTGTCCGGCTCAGCTCCGTTATATTTCACTTCCAGTATTCGAGGCATGTTGTGTTCAACAATGCTCATAGCCTCTTTCAAATAGTTGTCGTGGATGTATATTACCTCGATGTTTATAGCCTCTTCCTTGCTTATTCCTGCTATATAGAATGGTAAACGTTTTCCGGTGTTCTGGTATACAATTTCCTGATATATCGCTCCCTGAATGTCATAGCCCCAATAACGGACAAAATCGAGATAGCCAATATCCGGAACATACCCGAACTTGGTCAGCGACTGCATGTATTTCAGGTCAACTATTGCTTTTCCCTCAATATAGCTGTCCATCTTGATTTTCCACTTACTTCCAAAAAGCTCGCCTGTCATGATTACCTGCTTCTCTCCGCTCATGTACGCTTGGAATAGAGGGTCGCGCAGGCTTCGCTCTATGGCTCTTTCAGCCCTCATGTACTCGCTTCTTAATGTTCCGTCACGCTTGAAGCACTCCGGATGCTCTTCCTTGAACTTATCAAGGGTTCCCTCATAGAATGAATCGACATAGCTTCCCTCCAGTAGGGCTGTGCGGTTAGGCTGTTCGTATTCTCCACGAATCTTAGCCATAGCCTGAGCTTCACATCCTACCCTGCCGTAGGTGCCGACAAAATCTTTGAACTGTGACACACTCATATATTCATAATTTGCTATGTCTGAATAGTAATTATCTGCTGTCAGTTCCATTTCAAGCCTCCTTACAACCGCACTCTCTATATTTAGCACCTACAAAATGGATATATTCAGTTACCTTTTTGTACTGTTCAGGTGTCGCTTTAATCTGGATGGAGTATATGTTATCACCATCCGGTGCGGTATCCGTAACCGTATTATGTGCGCATGTCTGTGTAGTATGATCTTCATGTGGTGCTGTCACCTCCGGTTTCTCATATACCTGTTTTGGAGCTTCTGACTGCTCCTGTACGGCTTTTGGCTCTGCTTCTCGAAGTTCCTCCTGTCGTCTGCGTTCCTCTTTTCTTCTAGCCTCTTCCTTCTGTCTCTTGATGATATCCTCTTTCTGCTTGCGCATTTCCTGCACTTTTGTCATAGCGTCTGACAGCTTAAGGTTTCTCTTGTACTCCTCAACAGCATAGTTTGTAAATTCTTCTTCTATTCCGTTGATAACCTCGAGGTCTGATCTGATACTCTGTGCCGTATCATCAACAACTTTCTTCCATTCAGTCTTTTTGGCTGTGGCATTTTCCCATCTTGTGTCGTATACAGCCTCAGATGCCTTTGATTTGATAACTTCGTCGAATTCTTCAAAGGCTTTACCCATATACTCATATATAGCTTTCCTTGCTGCCTCTTTGCGCCTTGTCTCATATTCCTGTATCTGGTCACTGATAACACCGATAGGCTCGTCTATCAGAGCTATAAGCTCTTTTGCCTGTTTCTCGATGTTCTCATACGGCTCCAAACACTCTTTCTTGATGTCAATTTTCTTATCATTGACCGCCTTTGACAGCTTTCTCAGTGATGCAAGGTCTTTTTTCGCATCCGCGATATTGTCGTCACCGTACTGCATGTTTCTGTATACAGACAATTTGTCTGATACATTCTGCTTCAATTCCTCAAAGTTCCAGGTTATCGAACCCGGCACCTGATTTACTACTACCTCAAACTCTTTAGTTTCGCCCATGATATTGTTCCTCCTTGGCTTATTTATTAATTAAACGGCATTTCACTGTCCATTTCTGGCGGAATGAAAAATTGCTCGTCTGGTGCTGTATTCTGCTGTGGTGGTATAACCTCAGTTTCTACCGGTTCCGGTCGTTTAGTGCCTGCTTCCATATAGCTTCCCACTGTAGCTCTTTCTGACTTTTGCTCGATTCCTTCTGTTTTTCTGTCCTCGAATACGTCAAGGACCTTTTCTGTTCCCGGTAACTGCTCCGGTTTCCTGTTTGTGCTATTTTCAAATTCAAAACCGGAGCCCTCCTCATATGCCTTAATAAGCTCAACCTTATCAAGATTCAGGTCTATCAGCTTGCTCAGACGTCGTATTACCGTCTTTTTATACATCTCTCCGGTTGATTCCTTCCATGCCTGACTGTTGCCCGCCTTAGAATAGATGTCTCGTGTGTGTATTATTTCCTCTTTGCTCATGCTGTCATATTTGATAGTTCCATCCTTGTATATCACAACTGCAAAAGCTCCGATAATCGGCTTATTTGAGAACGGTACCGGTTTGAAGTCAAGCTGCTGTACTCCTGCCCGTACTCCTTCGTCGTACATATCGCCCTCTCTGACTACCTTTGCGTATATATCCTTGATTGGATCATCACTGAACCTCTTACAAACCTTTATTTCGCCCTTGTAGTCGGTCTGAAACTGCATCTCTGCGCCATATGGGATTGCATAACACTCCTGATTCATGAAATCCAGTCCAAGATATGCGCCCTTCATGAAGCACATCACTATAGAGTTGATAGAAACTTTCTGAAGCTTCTCCCTCTTCTTTTGCTCTTTCAGCATATCCTGAATCACTGTTACGCAGTTCATGGCGAATCGCATCTGATTAAATCCAGGCGGTAATACATCCTTCTTTTTGGTCATCTCGTTAAAAAGTGACTGTTGTATCTGGTTAAGATACTCTTCTGTTGACATGTTTGCCATAGCTGCGTTCCTCCTCTCTATACTCTTCCTCGTCAGTTTTTGCATCATCCTCTGACAGGAAAAACTTATATCCCAGATATAGCGTTACCGGAAATACAAGTACCTCTCCTCCGGTTGCCTTATATCCCCTCTCATTCAAAGCGTGTTCGTTGGCTGCAATCTGTAATATCACTGCCAGGATGATAATTACTACTAATTTAGCTAACTTTTTCATTTGCCTGCTCCTTTCCCATAACAAAAATACCGATGTCTATTGGTTCCTGCTTTTCTATCGCTTCCATAAGCTCACGGTCATTATGTATGCCGTAATCTCTTTCGAGTGTCTTTCTTATCCTGTCAATTAGTTCCATTTGCGGCACCTCCGTACTTTCTGAGATACATCCTAAGCTCTGTAATATCATCATCCAGAGAATCAAGTGCTTGTACTATCTCTTTGAGCATCCCTTCTTCTCCCGGATCCAGCTTCCCATCCGAGGCAATCTCAAGCAGTCTCTTTTTGATGTTATGCAATCCGTCCTCATCGGTATGATTTAGAAGGCTGCATGTAATCTGCTCAATTCCTCTTATTTTGGTTGCGATGTTCTTTCTCTTTCCGATCGGACAATCATTTTTGCAGTAACATGCTTCAATTTCCGGTGCCCCATACAGGTCTGCCATCCTTACAACCACATCTGTCGGTGCCGGTGTCAGCCCCAGTTCATAATTGCTCAGGCTTGATACTGATACATTGAGAAGTTCTGCTGCTCCCTCTCTGCTGTTCAGCTTGTCATTGTATGTTGCTGCTTCTTTTCTACATGAAAAGTAGATGTTCGCGGTGTCTTTCATACATTCTTTGTCCATTCTCTTACGTCCTTCCGTGCGTTACAATTTCTATACAGTACATGAATCGCTGTCACTGATTCCTAAATAATCAGAGATTTTTTTTACAGCCGGTGGACTGTAGACTCTTCCGTTGATGATTGAGCTTACATAGCTTCGGTTCATCTCTAGATTGTCCGACAGCTCCTGCACTGATAAATCTTTTTTGACCATTGCGATTTTTGCTGATTTGCACCATGGAGATATTTTTTTCATACGGCTCCTTTCCTCTTTACTTACCGCACATTTGTCGGTATAATAAAAGATAATGTTTTTTGTTGTGATTTTTAAAATCGAAATCATAATGTTTTGTTGTTTATGTTTGTCAGTATAACTCACATATATGAGTCTGTCAAGCGCATTTTTGCATGTTTTTTAGGAGGATTACTATGTTTTACGAGAATTTAAAGAAAATTTGTGCAAGTCGAAACACTACACCTACCACTGTTTTAAAGGCGTTAGGATTAAGTTCTGGAAATACCGGTCGTTGGAAAGCCGGCGCTCTTCCTAATGTTGATATTGCGTACAGAATAGCACAATATCTTGGTGTTTCCATCGAATGTCTGATTACCGGAAAGGAAATGTCTGCTGCTGATGCTCCTATAGACCCTGAATGGGTAGAAATCATCACCCATATTCCAGGCGATCATCAGGATATATGCAAAGACTTTCTGCGTACTCATATGGTCATTCCGGAGAAGTACGCTGACCGCAAGAGAGCATAATATCATACGAATACTTTGCCTATAAGGCTGGTTTATAAAATAATAACGGAGGATTTATTATGTCAGAGAAGAACATTGTAGATGCCGAAGATCAGGCAAGACGTGAGCAGGTGGATGAACTCCAGCGCCTCATAACATGTTATCAAGTGGCAAGCAGGGACGATAAAAACGTCGTATGGGCTGCACTTAACAAGTACATACCTACCCTGAACATGTAAAAGCCCTATAGAGGGCTTTTCTTTTTTGTATGGAGGAATTTATTAGATGCTACGAGAAAATACTGAGAATGGCTCAAATCAGCGCATCAGGGTGGCAATATACGTTCGTGTGTCTACTGTTTATCAGATAGACAAGGACTCACTGCCGATGATGAAACAGGATTTGACTGCTTATTGTAAATATATCCTGAATACTGAGGATTATGTTATTTTTGAGGATGCCGGCTATTCCGGCAAGAATATGGACCGGCCTGCATATCAAAAAATGATGTCTCAGGTCAGGCAGGGGCTTTTTACGCATATCCTGGTATGGAAAATAGACCGTATCAGCCGTAATCTCCTTGATTTTGCTAACATGTATGCTGAGCTCAAGGAATTAGGTGTTACATTTGTCTCCAAGAACGAGCAATTTGACACCTCTACAGCCATTGGTGAAGCTATGCTTAAGATTATATTGGTGTTTGCAGAATTAGAGCGAAATATGACGTCTGAGCGTGTCACAGCTACCATGATTAACAGAGCCAATAACGGCATCTGGAATGGTGGGCGTGTTCCGTTCGGCTATACATATGACAAAGAAAGTCAGACCTTCTCCTTTGATGAGGCTGAGCAAAAAATTGTCCGGCTTATTTTTGATACCTACGAAAAAACCGGATCCATAGTCCATACATCACGCAAACTGAACGACTCAGGATTCCTCACCCGGGGCGGTAATGTCTGGAGCGCCACAGCCGTTTGGATTATACTGCGTAATCCGTGGTACAAGGGTGTATACCGCTACAATTATTACAAAATCCCTGGTAGAAAAGCTGTCAAGGATAAAAAAGAGTGGGTTATCGTCGAAAACCATCACAAGCCCTCGATTGATCCGGAACGTTTCGACAAAATACAGCTCACACTGACTAATAATGCTCGGTACCGCAGGTCTCCCGGACGAAGCAACGTTCAGAAAAATGTGCATATATTTGCCGGCCTGCTGTGGTGTGGTGAGTGTGGTGCTGCTTTTACATCATCTCCGGGCAAATTACACGCTTCCGGATATCGCCCTTCTAAATACGGATGTCCCAATGTCCGCAAGACCAAAACATGCCATGCCAAATACACTTCAGATATCGTTGTGGGCGAATTTATTATTAACTATATCCTGAATATCATTAATGCTCACAAGGATATAAAACTGGTTCGTTCTCCGGAGGACTTACAACAGCACCTACTGCATGGCTCAACATTCTCCGACATATGCAGTATTGATTCTGACGGACTGTCGGATATGTATGACATGCTCACCAGTTGTTCCAAATCAGGTATGCTGTTCAAACGTGTTAAGCCAAAATTCAAAGTAGATCCGGAACTAAAGCAGCTACAGTCAGAACAAAAGAAACAGCAGCGCGCCCTTGACCGTCTCAATGAGCTCTATCTCTACAGTGATGAATCAATGTCTGAGCGCGAGTATATTGTCCGCAAGCAGCAGATAACAGACAAGCTGGATGAAATCAACGATGCTATCGGTATGATGTCTCAAGAACCATGGATGCACACCATGGGAGATAGTGAATTTATACAGCAGGCTTCGTCTTTTATCCTGAATCAGAAACTACACGACAGACAGTACGTGTATTTTACCTCCCTTGCCGAATCTGTAGATGCAGAAATTCTAAAAGCCTTCTTTGGTTCGATAATAGACTCCATTGTTATCACGTCCGGTAAAATCCAGCGCGTGACATTCAGAAACGGAATCTCTCATACATTCACATATAAAAATAAGCCGGAGGATTAA